CTGGGACTGTCCCACGATCACAGGCAGATCTGGTATGGCTGGGATATGCAGGTCGTTGACGACCGCAAAAACCTGACCCGTGATCCGCCTGGCGAAGTACACACCCGGGCGGGCGGTTGCCACCTGTCGGTTGTAATCTCCCAGCCAGGCCGGTTTAAAGTCATGCAGCTCCGGATACTCCTCGACGAGCTGGGCGTATCCATTGCCAAGGTCGATGGCAGTTGCTTGTGTCTCCATCATTTCAACCCTTCCACGATCTGCATATAGTAGGCCGGCAGGACAAAGTCCTCGACATGACCCTTGGCGCCGCGCGCGTAGAGCACCATGTTCTGGCGATACCAGAGTTCCACTTGTTCGCAGTGGCGAACATCCGGCTGATGCCAGGCCGCGCCGAATCCCTCAGCGGCAAAGAGATCCGCCCACCAGCTCTGCCATTGCTCGTTGATATGCCCCGTGCCGCCCTGGTGAGGAATGGCAGCCGAGAAGAGCACGTGATCGGAAAGTGAACAGAGGAACTTGACCAGGTCCGCCGCGCGGCTGGGCTTCAGGTGCTCAGCCACCTCCACGCACAGACACAGGTCAAATGTGCGGTCCAGCTGGGGGAACTCCCGATTGAGATCACACTCAACGAAGTGCTCAGCGGGGATCAAAAGATCTTCCTTCCTCACGCGGTGATCAACACCCACATAATCGCGATGGCCATTTTGCCACTCGCCGACCCCGCAACCGATATCGATCACAGATTTCGGCTTGAATCCCAGAGTGCCCATCACAATCTTTGCCGAGCGGATCGATCCTTCGCTGATCGCGTGATAGTAGCGGCTGGTGTAGGCGTGGCGCCAGGGCCAGGTGTCAATGTAGGTTTTGAGATCCATTTTGTTCATGGCCCGGATCTTCTCCAGTTCCTGCTCGTTCGCTTTAAAGTGGGGATTGCGCGGGGAGCTGTTGGGTCCCACATAGTGGTTCATATGGAAGAGTGTCCCGCCGATTCGCTCGATCTGGAATCCCAGCGCCTTGAACCGATCGTGACGTTCGCAGTCCTCGGGCCCGAAGGAAATGAAATGCTCGTTCTCCATGCCGCCTTCGATGAAGGACTCCTTGTTCCACAGCACCGCGCCGCCCACACTGTGGTGCTCCGGCTCGCGGCCCTTGAACAGCGTGTCCCGCACGATCCCGATATCTGCATAATGCTGGATCTGGGGGAACCACTCGCCGCGCGGCATGCGGGCGAATCGGCCGTCATAGGGAAAGACCATGTCCGCGCCTGCGCGTAGTGACTCAACAGCCAGCCAGATCTGGGCCGGTGGGACGATCACGTCGCAGTCCCAATTGGCCACAAAGGGCGTTTCCGCGGAAACGGACATGGCGTTCAACATCTGGGTGCGATGAAAGACGGGCGAGTCGGAGTGGAGATACGTGGCCCACTGGCGGGTGTATTCGAAGGCCTGGCCGCCCTGCTCGCAGACGATGTAATTCGAGTCGAAGGCCGACTGCAGGAGGAACAGACACAGGTCGAGATTCTCTTTGCGGGTTGGGTGATCCAGGAAGACCGGGATCGTGAAGGTCAGTTCGTGCAGGGGCAGCTTATAGTGCTCTCGTTTAAAGGAAATCCACCGATCGGGGCGATAATCCCGAGCATCCTTGCGCGACAGTTTGCCGGTGAACATGTGGCCACTGTGCACGATCTTCGACTGTGGTTTCTCTCCCAGCCAGGCACACCACCAGCCAAAGGATGAGTTGGAGATAATGAAATGATCACAGGCACTGGCCAGGGCCATGTCTTCGATGTCATTCAGGCCGGTGGAGAACGTGGCGTTGGGGAGGCATTCGAAATGAGTCCGGCAGTATTCGATATCGTCGGAGATGAACAACAGGTTGCAATCCCGCCAGGCTGGAAAGTGGGTGATCAGCGCACTTAAGTAATAGGTGGGAGGCAGCTGGTAGTAATTGGGATTGCCAACATAATCGCCGCGGCGAACCTGAATGCAGATCGTCTCACGCTGGAAGAGCTGCTCATGCCTGGCCTTCTGTTCGGCGACAAAGGAATCCTTTAGCTTGAGCTTCGTCGAGCCGAAATACTTCTCTGACTGCAGGTAGCCCCGGAGATCACAGCTCTCCGTCAGACCCCAGTCATAGTGATGAAAGAATCGCTCTGTCACCTGGTTGGCCTGCAGGGGACCATGCGGGATGGGCGTCTCGAAGTAAGACTCATAGGCCCACTCAGGAAAGGCAGCCTGCGCGCCGTACGTCTCGGCCAGGCCCAGAATGCCGGCAATCTGAAAGAGCTGGTTGCCAAGTCGGCCGTATTGCCCAAGAGAAGACATACTGATGATCACGCCAATCCCTCCCGCACGTAGATGTCATCGATCACCAGGGCTTTGTACAGCTCATATCCGTGTCGGCCCAGGAGCTCACTCGCGCAGTGACGGACCCAATTCTCATAGTTGTGCTCGAACATGATCGCGCCGAAGGTATGGGCCTGGAAGTCCAGGCTTTCCAGGATCTCGAGATCCGAGCCTTCCGTGTCGATCGACAGGAAATCAATGTGAGCTGGCAGGTGGTACTCCGCGTCCAGCTGGGCCAGGGTGATCGTCTCGAGTTGGATCTCCTGGGAATCGCAGTGCTCATCGATCAGGGGTCGGTGGATCGGCGAGATGCGATCGGCGAAGCCGGACAGGTAGGACACGTCTCCGCCATAACGGCGGTCGATCGTGACCTTGAGAAAGGCGCGTGGGCTGCCATCCCGGCTGATAGCTCGCGCACAGACCTGGCAGGTCCGCTTCTTGAAACCATGAGGGAAGGGATCGACGCACATGCCAGTCCACCCGCGCTCTCGCTCGAGATAAGCGGTCTGACTGATCAGTTCACCATCCCAGCAGCCAATCTCCAGGAAGAAACCCGGGCCGCGCGGAAAGAGGGTATCCAAGATAGGCTCTATGCTGTTTTGACTGTAGTGCATTCCTGCTCCTCGAGATATTTCGTTAAGACTTCGGCCGCGCGCTGGGCGGAGTGACTGAAATAGGGGTAGAGCTCATGGACCGCCGTAGAGCGCGCTCGCCAGCAGACCGTCTGGTAGTTGGCCAGAGTCTCCTCGATGGCGGACAACAACTCGCTCGTCTGCCAGACATTGATCCCAACATCCGAATAATCCCAAAAGCGCAAGCCCCAATGGATGTCCTTGCGGAACCAGGGGGCATTCAAGACAATCACAGGCTTGTCGGTCAACAAGAATTCGTAGAGAGTCGAGGACAGGTCATTGATATAGATATCTGCCAAGCGGCAGACATCCCGGAAATCGTCGAGCCAATCGATGCCCAGGCGCTCGAATTCCTTTTGATAGATATCGGCAGCCAGGGGATGACCATGGCCAAAGATACGAAAAGATTGCTTCTTCAGCTTCGGCAGGAAATCCTTATAGTGTTCGAAGGCGCTGCCGGCTTCAGGTGGCTTGGAGTTCCGGTCTCCCCAATGAAAGGCGATGGCCAGTGTTGGCCTGGACATGGATCGACAGGCATCCTCTCCACGATCGACGTGATCCATCTTCGGCGTGCCGATGACTTCGACCCGTGTGGAGCGGACTGAGCGGATCAGCCGCGCGGTGTACTCGTTGGGTGCCAGGAAGAGATCCACCAGGTCGCGTTTGCCTCGTGGTCCATTGGGGTAAGGGGCGGTGCCAAACGCATGGCCAATGCCATGTTCCATGTGCACGATCTTGCGGCTGGGGTTGCGCGCGGCGCGGGAGATATCGCCATACGAGGCGACCAGGATGGGATCGTTTCCCCGTGGCGTCTCGCCATCATAGATCTCGATGTGTCCAAGGTCGCCGAGCTCCTTGCGCGCATAGTCATAAAGAGAGTCAGGCACCGTGAATATCCCACGTCGCTCATGGGGCAGGGATTTATACACAGGTGCCATGTGATCGATGTAGTGTGCGCGGCGCGCGAAGAAATCCAGTTTCATCGTTATTTCACCGGGGAGTGAGCTGCCAGCCAGATGACGATTTGCCAGAACGCAGTGACAACGATTCCCCCGGCAATCAATGTCACCATGGCCTGCAGCACGGCGTTCCAGTTGATCCCTTTGGGCTTGCTGTCTTTCATAGCGGTGGAGATCTTGCCGACTTCAATTAACATCTCATTGCGAAGGCTTTTGATGTTTTCATCGATCTTGTCGAAGCTGGCTTTGTTGCGTTTTACGTCTTCTTCGACGATGGCCATGCGCTCCTTCAATCCACCAGATTTCTGTGTTCCATTGATCACTTCATTTAAGCTATTCATAATGACAGAAATATTGGAAAGCTGAGCTTCCAGTTTCGCAACCGTTGCAAGCAATTGGCTTCCTATCGGTGTCATGAGAACCTGTAAGGGCTGGGGATGGGCACGTCTGGCCCGATCGGGACCAGGTTGGCCAGTGGATAGAGCACATCGCCATAGGTGTGATTGGAGATCAGCGGCATGAAGGAGTAGGGCGTGTGGTCGCCGGTCCAGGCATACAATCCGCCGCGCGGGAACTGAACCACGTCCCCGGATTTATTCACGATATTAGCCACCACGAACTTTTCAGGATCGGTCTGGGGTAAATACAGGTAGTCATCCGGATGGACATCCTCCACCCGGGTTGGATAGGTCCTGCCAGGCTTGAGCGGCGGCGGCCGGGTCGAGTCGAAGGTCCACACATTGAGCACATTATTGGCCGTGGTCAGGAGTGATGCGAATGTCGAGCGGGCTGCCATGAGCGTGGTCCTGCGCTGCAGGAGGTTTTGCGCGAGAGCAGCCACCTCTTTGAGGGTCTGCATCAGGCTGTATTGAGCGAAGCCGGCCAGCACGTTCCGCACACCCGAGCGGACCTTGTCCAGGCTGGGCGGCTTGCATTGCAGATCAACGCGGTGGAAGTAATCTGCTTTCGGGCTGCCCTCCTTGCGAAAGCCGGTCCCGTTGGCAAATGCCAGGGACTTATCCAGCAGCAGATAGACATCCTCGAGATCCATGGCAGAGTTGGCCGCCACCAGGAAATACTGCCACTGCTCACCGATGAACGCATGCGGATCATCCTTCAGGACCACCACGCCCGGGCAGGGGGCACAGCTGCGCACCCCTCCGAAAAGATCCCTGTCCTCACGGATCATCCAGAAGGGCGCATGCGTCGGAAGGATGACCGGCTCGGTCGGCCGTCTCTCGATCACTGTTACGGTGGAAACGGTCGGGCTCACGAGCGAAGCGTTCCTGTGGATAAGGGCTTGAGGGTCACCGTGACCGACTCGGGCTGATAGCCCACCGCCGAGAAGGTCTGGGTAAAGACCAGGTCTTCCTTGGCGGGCGTGGGCGGCGGGTCGGTTGGCGTGCTGATCTGGGTGATCGTGGCATACCGCGTGCCCTGGTGGATCTCTGCGATCCAACCCGGGTTGGGAGATAACACCTTGCCGTCCACTTCCAGGACCTGCAGCCAGACGTCGCCGGCCTTGTGGTTGGCATCGGTCACCGGTGCGATCCACTTGTTGTCACCGTAGGCATACTTACCAAACGGCAGCGAGGCGATCTGGTTGCCTGTGCCGGTGATGTGATCGGAGCGGACCTTGCTGCCGTCCGAGGTCTTGGGGGTGATCGAAAACATATAGGGCATTGCTGCACCTCCTTCAGGGGCTTGTAAATGGATGGCTTCCATCCAGGCAGGATTCATCCAGTTGAGATCGATCTTGTTGCCCTGGATGCCGGCATACACGCCGTCTTCATCGTATTGCCAGGCTGCCACGTGCTCGAGCGACAACCCGCGCGGGATATACCATTCAGGGATCGATTCGAAGCGGTCCGCGTTTGGCAATGGATATCCAGCCAGCCACCACCAGTAGTCAGGAAACCACGAGGGCATCGGCTTGCCATCGTACAGACGCTCGACGACTTTCGCGCTCGAATAAATGATGGGCCGCTGGCCGGTCACGCGCTCGATATGCTCGAGCCACTGAATCGCATCTCTCAAAGTGTTGCCGGCGTCCTCCCAGTCCATGACCAGGATGTCATTCTGATCAAACTCGGCCTGGCTGATCACTGACTTGAAGAACTCCGCCTGGTTGCCGATATCGCCAGGCCGCAGGAAGTGATAACCACTTCGACGAATCCCCTTGCGCTTGATGTTGTGTGCGTGATCCTGAAAGCGTGGATCCTGGAACGCGCCGATCGCGGAGTTGAATCCTTCCGAGGCCTTGGCACTGATGAGCCAGGGCAGGGGCCAGAGCGCCTCCCACTCGACAATGGTCCAGTAGGAGATATCGATGAAGGGTGGGTGTTTGAGCTGCGAGGTCATGCTCGGCCCACCATCTCAATGAACCGATCCACTACCTCAGGATCAAAGGACCGGTTGCGCTCTTCCTGCAGGTACTCGACGACCTTCGGTTTCGGCCAGGACTTGCGATATGGTCGATCGTTGCTGAGCGCGTCATACACATCCGCCACGGAGAACAACCGGGCGGCGAACGGGATCTCGTTGCCCATCAGCCCGCGCGGATAGCCATTGCCGTTCCATTTCTCATGATGACAATATGGGATGTCCAGTGCCTCCCTGAGGAAGACAATCGGGGAGAGCAACTCATACGCCAGGACCGGGTGCATTTCCATGATGTGCTTTTCGTCCGTGGTCAACACATCCCGCTTCATGAGCACGGCGTCGGGAATGGCCATCTTGCCAATATCATGCAGCAGGCCGCCCCGATAGATGTTCTTGAATTGCGGCCCGCTGATGTCGTAGGTGCGGGCCAGACGCAGCGCCAGGTCCGTCACTCGCAGCGTATGGCCCTGGGTATAGATATCCCTGAGCTCGAGCGCTTTGCCCCAGGCCAGGATCGTCTGCTCATACGCGATCTCCAGCTCGAGCCGATGCTGGGCGCGCTGTTCCTTCTCTCGCAGTTCCCGCCGCACGGCCAGGATGAGCCTGGGCATGCGGTCCTTCGTGATGAAGTCGCTGGCGCCGGCCTTCAGCAGCTCGATGGCCACGTCTTCCTGGACGGTCCCGCTGAAGACGATCAACGGGATATCCTGACCACTCGCCCGCAGCAGTTCCAGCGCACGATACGGCGTAAAGCGCGGCAGGCGATAGTCACAGATGATCAGGTCCCAGGCCCGCTCCTGCAGGGCGACCTGCATCGCCGCCTCGGTCATCACGCGTTGATGCGATACCTCGAATCCCGCGCGCTTCAAGGCCACCACGATCAGTTCCTCGTCTTCAGGCGAGTCTTCGATCAGCAGAAACAAAAGTCGCAGGGAGGAGGTGTCGTGTTTCAATGTCAGCCGTTTCGGTGGAAACGCCTAGAGCAGACCGCGCGCCCGCAGCTCTGGGTGGACGCCGAAAAAGCCGAGCACGAAGAGGACGAAGGCCAGGATCGCAGCACTGTCGAAGGGGAAGCTGGGAGCGAAGAAGTGCAGGATGAACACGACCACGCCGGCAACCAGCTGCCAGAAGGCCAGCGAGTTGACGACCGGCGGCGTGAGCGCGCGCACGGCGCGCAGTTGAGGCACGACGCCGATCAGGCCCAGGACAAACAGGATGGCAGCCAGGATGGTTACGGCATCAAAAGGAAAGGCTGGAAAATACCAGCGCGCGACAAAGGCCGCGAGGCCGGCAATGAGCGTCCAAAACGTCAGCGATTTAAAGATCATGGGGACTCCTTTCGGGTAGGGGAGGAACACTTAAACAAAACCAGCCGAAGCGCTCCCTTGCGGGGGCATTCGGCTGGTGGTTAGTTCAGCATTCCCTATGGAGGGCCGGGGATGTGGCCCAATTGAATATACAAGAAAAATTATAGCACTTTTAGGAAGGATTCCGCGCGGTGCGCGCTCACAAATTGGTTACAGTCTCTCAGTCGTTTATTTCTTTGAAAAAACGCCCTGAAAATATCCCTGCAATTCTTGCGATCTCATCGACTACCTTTGGGTGTGGTTTGGCATCAAGTTCTGCTTTGGTCTTCTCCCAAACATCATCATTCCTGATCAATTCTAAATAATCATAGCCACGCGTAGTTAAGTTTCCAATCCAGAAGGCATAAATCGCATCATCTGCATAAGATGCTTTATATTCCTTAATTAAGCCATCCTGTTCTAGTAAATCGCAGTGCTCCGCAACGGTGGACCTATCATAGCCATCAATGCTTGGGCCAGGCATGTTCCCTTTACCAGGCTGGTAATCTCTCTCTATGACAATAAGGATCTTTCGCATCAAGTCAATGTCTCGAACCATATGTGCTCCTTTGCTTTTTGTCTGGGATTATACATTCGGCTGCCAGGTCTTCCTGCGCCGCTTGGCCCTTTCCCACTTCGGGTGTGCGTCATTTTTCCAAGACTCCACGGTGCAGCGCATTTGCCTGAAGTAAAAATATCTCACGCCGTTGACCGTGCGTTCACGGGCGTAGTGCACCGGTTCAGGATCAAGCATAGGCAGGGGAGGCAGCTCAGGGATAGCCTTCATTTTACGCCTGACCAATCGGTTTCCATGGGACATTTCGAAAATAGGCCGGCAACTCTGGCGCGACTTCAAACTCGATCCAGAAATCCCAACCATCGACAATGCTTTGGGGTAGAGATTCTAAAACTTTGAAGTTTAGTTTCGAAGCTAAGTCTTTGATAATTTCTTCAGCGTGCCTTTTCTCGCCAGCGTCATAAGCAGCAAAAAGACTTAAGAATACTCGCCCCTGTTTTGGGTTATCGGGATTGATGCCAATCATACTAATTCCTTATCTTTCAGATCCGGCCAGACCAGGCGCAGGATCTGGATCATAGATTTTCGATCAACTTCTTTTTTTGGTGTCATGGCTACGAGCCTGTTATGATCACTGGCGCGATCACACCTGTTTTCCGCACAGGCCACATGCCTGGAATGACTTTCCACTTTTGGTGGTCGTGCTTGCGGGTCCTGCGCGCGGGACTCTTGACCCGCTTGATCTCTTTACCGATTTTCATACAGCCTCCTGATGTCAATCTCTCTATGCCAGGCGATCGACAACAGGGTCGAGGCCTGACCGTGAGGGTCTCGCCGACGATCTCCGAAACGAATGCTGCGCCGGCCCGCCAGCCTTTGCGCGCCAGGATCACTTCGGCGTACTCGGATGGCTCGATGATGCACAGCACGCGTTCGCCGATAGGGTTTCTGTCATATAAGGTGACCAGCATGTTATTGGGTTCTCTTGCTACCATATGGTAGGAAACTTCATCCAGGTTGACGCTGCCATAAATACCGCAGTCACAGCCTTCATGAGGAAATGAGTAAGGCGGAGGCTCGGGCACTTCTTCCTCTTCTTCCTTTCCATCAAACGAATATCCCATCGCCTCGGCAAACGCCTTCCGGAACTCACGATCTACATGGCGGGTCATCAGGTTGTACATTTTCACTCTAGGGTCGCCCTCGTGGTGACACTGGGCCACCCAGCTCACCATCAACCCACTGCGATCCACGCAGGGGAGAGAAGAGTCCCACCTCATTGCGGACCAGCACCTTGAGCGCCGGCAGGTAATAGTCCTTGTCCGGCGTATGAACGATCTCCGGCGCAAAGGCTGGATACCGTCGATCCATATAGCGTTCGACCAGCGCCTCGATGGCTTTGCGGTCCGCTTGCTCGGCATCATCAGGCAGAGGATGCTTTTCTCGTGCCGTCGTACCGAAAACAACATTCTGATTCCAAATGCTCATCTGACTCTCCTATTCGGGATTATAACCTTTGATCACGACCATCAGCTCACCATAGACGACGGCCATCTTCTCGATATCCTTTTCCTTCATATTCCAGTATGTGATGCGGCCACAGAGCAGGCAGATTATCTCGGCGCGATCCATGATCACATCGCCGACTCGCAGCTGTGCCAGGTCGCCGATTTGCTCAAGCACGAAGTGCTCGAAAGGGTGGCTGCAGCCACGGCACAACATTTGGCTGCTTTCGATGGGTTGAGATGAGGGCGGTTTCTTTCCATTCGGGGGCGGGTCGGCTTTTTGCGGCATGGGGTCTCCTGGTTAAAACAATGTCGTCTTGATATTCGGTGAGAGCCATAAGCATTCCACGCGTCGGGCTCCTGCGCCGGCTTTGGCGCTTCTCGATGTAAAACTAAAATCGGAAAAGAGCTTTCGATAAAGCGGCGAATCGTAGCCACTCAGCACCACGGTTCCCTTTAGTGAATGTAAAAGATTAGATAACGCCTGATGTTCATCTTTTGTGCCCAGTTCGTGATCGTAGTGCACAGATCCAGATTGGCGCGTGGAAGAGATATAGGGAGGGTCAATATAGAACAGGGTGTCACGGTCGTCATATTTCCGAAGGATCTCGAAGGCGTCGAGGTTGTTGATCACAACGCCCTGCAGACGCTGGGTGAATGTCTCGATCGCCGATGGATATCTCATCCAACCCTGGGCAGGGACGGTCCCTGACTTGTTTTGCCTGGAATATCGGAAGCCGTTATTACGGAACACACTGTCGCTGCCGATCCCCGCGAAAGAACGGAAGATCATCCGACGGGCTTTCTCGATAGGGTCGTCCACCGGCTCCCAGCATGACAGGTATTCGTCCAACGCGAAGGGCGTCAGCTCGATCACAGTTTTGAGGCGTTCGGCCTGCTCGGGATCTCGGAGAACGCGAAACACGTTTACAACCTCGGAATTTAGATCGTTGTAGACTTCTCCCGGAGATCGAGGCTTAGCCAGCAGGACCGAGGCCGCACCACCAAAGGGCTCGACATAGAGCTTGTGGGCTGGAAAGTGACGAATTACCCAATCAGCGATCAGGTATTTTCCACCCGGGTAACGCAGGACAGGACGAGAGATAGCCATGTTTAACCAAATTTCCGATTAATCACGCTTCAGTCCTTTGATTGAAGATCTGGTCGTAGCTGGAATCCAATTCCGATTTCGTAAAATGGGCATAGCGATGGGTGGTTTGCGTGCTCTCGTGCCTGGCAAGCTCCTGGGCGATTTTCATGTTCCCTTTGCTTACCACGATGATCACCGTAACAAAGTAATGGCGAAAATCATGGATACGGACCCGCGCGCCAGCTTCTTTCATCCGCTGCTTGATAGCCTTCCGCATGCCGTCGACGGTCATGGCCTTGATCTTCTTGACATTGCCGTGCTGAGCAAACAGAGGCAGCGACCCCAACGGCTTGCCGGATTTGCCATCCAATTGGGCTCGCACTGCGAGATAGTCGCGAAGTGCCGTGATCGAACGATGACTGAAACGGACAATCGCTGTCTTGTCTCCTTTACCGGTGATCATGACCCGTTCTTCCTGCCAATCGATCTCACCGCGCGTCAAGCCAGAGAGCTCCGAAATCCGCAGCCCCGTATCAGCCAACGTTAGAACAAATGCTCTGTCACGCAGGCTGAGCAGATCTCCGCGCAACGCCTCGCAATGGCAAATGATTTTCTCCACAGCCAAGCGGTCAAAGTTGACCGGTTTAGGCTTAACGTTACGGGTATAGTGCTCATTAAGTTTCTCGCGCTTGGCAGGGTTGCCAGCTTCACAAAACGTATATAAGCCCATCACAGCGGATAGTAAAACGCGTTTCGTAGAGGGGGAGAGGTTCTTGATCATCCCCAAGAATTTTTCATATGCATCATCGTTGAGTTCACTGCCGACCTTTTTGAAATAATATTCCAACGCCCAGCGATAGGTCTTCAAGGTTTTGGGCAGCCGATCGAGGGTTGAGATGTACTTTTCAGCCTGGTCATTCATGATTCACCTCGGTGTATAAAGTGTCCAAGATCAAAACTTTGGCTAGGTGGTGCATTATCTGCCAAATAGAGCTTGTAAGGCTTCGACGTTTTATCTATCCTGCACCATTGACTCTCAAAGTCTTCTAAGCATTTCAAGACATTTCCTTTGAAGGATGATTTGTTGGCATAGTGCATCGCGCCGTGCTCTGCAAAAAGGTCTTCGATAGTGCACCCTGGATTTCTTTCGACTGTGCTGCGTATCTGCATCATTGTCATTTTGTAGGGTGTAAGATGGCTTCCGCCTTTTGAACCTGCTTTAGCAAAGGTTCTATGCAGTTCAGTAAGCTCAGACAATAACCGCTTCGCTGTTCTGTGATGACGTAAATATAGAGGGGGTTTCAATTTCTCATTGATGTCGTATTCTGAAACCTCGATCACGCCAACTCTATAATAATCACGGGCTACCGCATAATCTCTTTTAAATCCATACTTAGCTCTTGGAACTGCGATAGAGCGGAAGTGAACGGGCCATGCAGACGCCTGGTTCAGGACTTCAATGGTCATAGCGGTCTTTGCTTCTATGATCCACAAAATTCCGTGCCTCTCCGCGCAGATATCGGCAACTCCGCCCATTCTGGAGAATTGAACTTCTTGAAACACATTCCAATTTTGGGCCTGAAGCCAACTGATGACTGGTTCGGCTAGTTCTGTTTCTTTCATTCCACACTCTGCCTAATCACAATTAGTTAGAACGTCGCTTAGTTTCCGACGTCGGAAGGCTCAGAGGTGTCCCCCACTGGACCCAGATCATCTGGATGAATGCCAAAGAGCCTGGCCATGGGCCCGCGCAACGTCGCGCGAAGTGCAGCCAACTCACCTTCCAAATATGTGATCCTCGCCTTGTCTTCGGAGGGTTCCTCCTCGGCCATCTTCTCGGCAGCGCCATACGCGTCATCGTCGACATAATGCAGCTCACCATAACCGTTCAGGCTATATCCGATGAGCTGGGCAAACTGTTGTCGGTCTTCATTGCTAAACTCCATCGTAGCCAGGTCATTCAAAGTGATGATGCTGTTGTCAAGCAGGTAGTCAACGATCTCATTTTTCTTGAATCTGGTCACGCCTTCATGATCTTTGATCAGCGGTTGAATTGGATGGTGCATTAGGTCTCCTTCTGGTTTCGAGAGTCATAATTTACACAAGCACAGTTTATTTATCAGGGTTCGAAGGCTCTTGAGCCTGCCCCATCGCTTCCAAAGCCACGCGCATCCGAAAGATGAACGTGTCGGCTTTTTCAAGTTGGAAGTTAAGTGGGCCGGCTTGCTGGCGATATTCGATGAGACCATGCACAGCTTCAAGGAGATCAACATCCTCCCCTGCCCTATCCGGATCCCTGGGAAAGATATCATCCAGGATCGCAAATAACTTGATCCGCGCGAGATCTAGCGCGGCCTGCTTTCCACATTGGCAGCCGTACATCTTTAGGATCGTAGAATCACACGCACATTTCCGATCTCCTGCCCCTCTGAACTTTCTGAAGGTTGTCTCGATGCGAGCCAGGTTGATCATCATCCCTGCCATCCGACGGGTGTCTTCAGTATGCTGTTCCAGGAGAGCATGCACACTCTTAGCGTGGTCTGGCTGACTAGTCATCTTCATTACCTTCATCCCATATTTCCGAATCGCCCTCGGGCTCTTCTTCAGTGGCTGATTGGCCAGACGGCAGCGAGCGCGCACGCGCCAAGCGGCTTTCGTATTGCTTGACCGTTTCCTGAAATCTTTCCGGGGTGATGAGATCAGGCACATACACACTGACCGGATTGACCTTGGTCTGCTCAGCAGTCAGCCGCGCGACCTGTTCGCTCACGAATGTCACGCAGTAGATCGAGCCATCTCCATAGAACTGCGTGAATTCAGGATAGGCAGTGGTCGCGGGTACGTCGATGCGCAGCATCGGCTTGCCCAGCATCTCGCTCTTCGAGATCTGGCCAGCGACCACCTTATGTCCCATCAGTTCCACGATCCCCCAGTTGGTTGTGTTGTCGTCAAGATTGTTCATTCATTTCTCCTTGTGTGTTCGCCAGGGCGAACATATCGAGCTGCTTCGGCAGGCCTTCAGGGATGGTGATCCCTTCCGCCAAGGCCTGGTCCACCTGCTTTTCGACTTCCATGGATGCCAGCATGTTCGCCTGGCCGCGCTTCTTGAAATAGGTTTTCTGCGCGGTGCGCATTCTGATCACCAGGTCAACAAAGTGTTTAGCTTCCATCACTGCTCTCCTGATCAAGAAAACTGAGCTGAGTGCCTGTGAGAAGATTCATGTGTTTATCTCCTCTACCCCCCCCCATTTTCTGGCTGGCCATGTGCAGCACGATCTGACGGGTCATCTCGGCATCGGCATGCGCGCTGAGGCCGGTGGTCTCGGTATCCAGGAATAACGGCTCCAACTTGACGTACTGTTGTACGCGCTCGATCACACTCTCTCGATCATTTGGAAACGGGTGAAACATCGCTGGTTATCTCCTTTCGGGCATGTTTTACAAGTTCAATCCATGGATTCGGTCTTTTCGCTTTGGCAATGCGATTGAGATGCACCCAGATCGCAGCCCAATAGCCAAACATCTGGAATTTATATCGAGATAAAGCGTCCCATGCTTTTCGCTCAGCGACATCTAATTCCTTGATCAGTTCTTCGTGCATACTTACTTCCGTAAATTACTCAAGACTTTCAACCGGCTCAACTCAGCCTGGTTGACCTGGTAGCGGCCTTCCGTGTCCGCTACCATCAGGCCAATCTTCTCGGCTGCCTTGCACGCCGAGCTTATGCGGGACCTGGTCGCCTCATCGACGATGCCCAGGCCTTCGGCGATCTCCCGCGCGCTGAGCGAGGCAGTCCAACAGTAGCGGAGCACCCGCCGGATATAGGGTGCCGTGCGCGCGCCCACCTGCTTTTCAGCCTGGCTGATCTTGGCAGCCACTGCCGGCAGCGCCAGGACTTGGGAGATCTCATCAGTTGGCTCAGAGCTGGGGATGGCTGCCGCGCGGGGCTGAATGACTACACGCGCTTTTCGGCTGGGCACCTTGACCGTTTCCGTGGAAACGTTGCCCACGGTGATGAACTCGATATCCACACTGCCGGCCAGCTCTGCCTCGACCCCGAACACACGCCCGCGATATTTGGCGGCTTCCTCGGGCGTGAAGACCGTGATGAACGTCCCTTCGAACTCGCCGTGGAGCAGCCGACCTACCCGCTGAGCGAACTGTTCGCGCGCAGACCCGGCCCCGGCCACCTCGATCACCAACCGCAGATCTGGGAGCGAGATCCCACGATCGCCGATCCTGGAGACCACGCACACATCACTCTCCTCGATCAGCTGCAGTTTGTTCTTTCCCGAATCGCCATGGATGAACGGCACGTCGAGCGCGTCCGCCAGCTCCTGGCCCTGCTTCAGCCAGTCGCAAAAGATCAGCGCGCGGCCTTTCCGTTTGGCTACCAGGCTCTTGACATAGGCGGTCTTGGCAGCCTCATTGGCCACTGTGGCCACCACGATGCGTGGTCTTCGAAGGACACCACTCGCGATCATCTCGGACCAGCGGATGGCCACAGGGAATCCACTTAAAGCGACGATCAGGTGCTGGCGGTCGTCTTCGCGCCAGGCAGTTCCAGAGAGAGAAAGCCGGTATTTTGTTTTTGCGAAAGCGAGCTTTGAGAAAGTGTTGGCCGGCAGTCGCTGACAGTTATGCACAACGACTCCGTTGGCCACATAGGTGTGGAAGTGCTCTACTTCGAGATTGTAGACATAACCATCTGGACACAGCGATCCAGATCGTTCATTACTTCCCGATTCTTGAACCTCAATACAGTCCACCCTCGCCCACTGAGAAATTGCTCCTTCTTGCGGTCCTGCTGCTGTCGTTCCCGAGCTACATGGGAAGGACCATCCACTTCGATGGCGATCATCAGTTCTGGATTCGCAATATCCACTTTGTAGTAAATTGGATATTGAGGCCCCGCATCCTTGGCTCGGATCGGATATTCCGTTGGCCATCCCAGTGCCTCTGCCAGTCGCCTCTGCGGCTCGGTCAAACCCCGGCCATTGCCGCCCTGGATCTGCGGACCCCAGCCCATAGCTTTCAACGTGGCGGACATCTTGTCGCGGATGCTCTTCTTGAACATAGGATTGTTCCGCTTCATGTGCACTGAAATCGACTTGCGTTGTTCGGTGCTCATGTTGGATGTTGCGATCGAGAGAGCTTGGCTGCGCGCAGTGTTTGAATGCTCCGGCGAGCAATAAGCCTTTCCCGCTTCTTTCCAGTAATCGACTTTGTTCTTGTCCGTTGTAATGAACGATTCTTGGCACCAGCTGCAGATCAGTTGTGTCGGTTTGCACTTTGCTTTGCCCATAGGAATGCTCCTGATAGATAAGGACCGAATCTTCGGTGGTCAGGTCCTGCGCCTTGATCCATCCGCGCCTCGTGAAGATCGGGTGATTAAGAGTGCAGACGATATGACGATCACCTACCCCAATCCGTAAAACGGATCGAGGAGCCACACGCTTGAACACTCGCACGATACGTGCCTTCCGAAAATAGAACAATTGTTCATCAAATGCTGTAATTGTATCGCCAGCGCTGAGCGATTCGATGGGACGGCCATCGATCAATGTGCCGGCCGGGAAACACTCGTCAAACGTGATCAGATCCCATTCTTCATTCAAGAATTTGCCCGCGCCCTGGTAGGTGGAGACCGTGACGTTTGCATTCGGACAGAACAGCTTCAACCGATCCCGCCATTGATCGATCAGCATGGTGGTATCGGCGAGGAGCAGCACGCGGCCCTTGAAGTAGTTCAGGATAAGACAGGTGGTCAGGGTCTTGCCAGAGCCTGGTGGATAGTTGATCAGGACTGCGCCCTTCTCCTGAAATTCATTGACCGCGCGGGTAATGTAATTGGCGTGCGCTTCCTTCTCTTTTTTCTCGATGATCTTCTGCAGCAGTTCGGGGACATCGAAGAAAGTTTTATTGCTCCAGTTCTCCGGATCCACCGGCTTCGGCGCGTACGGTAAGATCCCATCCCGGACCAGCGCAGCGACCAATCGGATCCACGCATCGCCGCCTTTGATCTTCATGGTTCCATCCTGGTTTGAGCCGCCCAGGAACTTGCCATACTTGCGTTTGAAGCTGGCACTGTCTCCTTCCGTGAGCTGCAAGCTGGTGCGCGTGCCATCGATCACGGCTTTGTGCTCGGGCGGCTTCCAGCCCAGCTCCTGCTTCATCCAGCCAGGCAAGGGTGTGAGCAGATCTATCGAGCGCGTGACCTTCGCTTTGATGAAGGCCGGCTCCTGGGCAACGACCCAGCCAAAGATCGGCATCTTGACCCCGCGCCAGTGGATCAGCCAGGCTTCATGCTCATTGATCAGCAGGAGTGTATACGGCCGGGTCAGGGTCGCGCGGATGGCATCGAGATCCAATTCAATCCCAGAGTCCATGCGCAGATACTTTGCAATCTCGGCTGTCGCTTCGTTCTGGAATTTCTCCAGCTCTGCGATCGTGGCGCCGATAGTGCTCATCGCGCGCTGGGCTTCCTTTAGGTCCATTTTCCAGTCCATCATTCTCCCCTTTCCAGTGCGAAGGCATAGCCATAGCCTCGCACAGCAAAGATATATCGTTGATCAAAGTGTTTCCTGAGATGTGTGATGTAGATATTCAGGTGCGGCTTGCTGAAGAACCCCATTCGGCGAATGAGCTCCTCACTGGTAAAGCGGCCATACGGGTCGGACAGGAAGATCATGAGCAGCCGCAGCTGGGTCAGGCTCAAGTGGATCTCGTTTCCACGGAAACGGACGTTGAGATCGGGCAGCTGGACCGTGATGTCTTCGAACTTGACGTTGTCATGGATGATCATTTGCTCTCCGTTTCATGTAGCGTGGCGATGATGGTCATGCCGACCGCGCGCGGGGTAAAGCGTGGCCGGTCCGGCAGAACCATCCAGGGAGAGTCCACTCGCCCACCATGCTGCAGGTAGCCGATCAGATCTCGGACCGTGGCAACACCATGAGGAACGTCTGCGCGCGTCCAGGTCTTGTTATTGCCATGCTCCACGAACAGCCATAGGTCGTTCATTTGTCGGATGCCAGTCCTATGCTGTAACCAACACCCTTCCAGAACACGCGCTTGCCGTTGCTGAGAGTTACGATGCTGCCCTTGATTTTGGAAACAGTGGGCAAGCCACTAGCCTTCTGGTCTTCAGCGGACTTTTCGACTCCGAGGTCGTAGACTTTCATTCCTTCTTTTACTTCAACTCCATCTACAGTTTTCATAATTTCCTTCTTTTATCATTGTCAGACGAATAGCCACAGATCGTTCATTTTCCTAACTTGCGTAAAACTTCTGTAACTCGGAGCTTGTTCAAGGTATTCTTTGCAAGCCGATAAAAAAGCAGGGATGCCGCGAAGAAGAACAAGGCAGTCCAATAACTTTTGAATGGCAGGCACAAAACGCCAGCAGAAAACGCAAGAAGGCCAAGTGCGGCCAACACAAGAGCGTTTCTCGCATAAACATATCTAAGTTTCGAAGGTCTCATTTCAAAGTCCTTTTTATGGTTTCGCCTGACAGAGTAGGCCATCTGCCAGTTCAGTAATACAACCGCGGAACACCCAGCCACTAGGCCGTTTGATCTGGCACCAGTCGCCCTGACATTTCACGATCTGGACCCGTTCGCCACTGCGAACATACTTTCCCGTCTCCTCACCACCTGCCGACTCTCGAACCTTGACAACTGCCTGGGAGATGGTGACTGCCACTAGGCTAGTGGCTGATGGTTGCAACCTAGTGGCAGTCAGCGTACTTGTCGGAGCGAGTGTTGGAGCTCTTCCACCGACCGGTACAACGCACGCCAGCGAGACTGCCACTAGGCAAAACAGGGCTACCACTAGGCGCTTCATTTGCGCCGTTCTCTTTCAGACCGATAGCCGCCAATATCCCAACTCCAAAACAGTTGACCAGCAATTGTCCAGGCAATTGGAAAACTTACGATCAGTAACCACGACGGATTGGATGTTGTACGCTCCATCAAGTAGACCAAGAGCGCCGCAATCAGTCCTAAAACCAAACCACGAAAAGCAAAGCGGTTCATGTTTGATTCCCTTCTGCCACTAGGTGAAAGTCCAGTCCGTCGGCGGTTTGCTCTGCCACTAGGTTGTAATCTTCCACGATCAGGAACAATTTCACTGCCACTAGCTTCCTGCCACTAGCCAGAGTGTAGGGAACGTTGTTCACTACCACTAGGCCCTTCGCCGTCTGAAAGTCCGCCAGGGCTCCTGCCACTAGGCCAGCCTTCGACCCTAATTCCGCCAATTCCGCACTCGTCCAGATCTTCTTGGAATCGTTCGACATAGTGGCAGCCGTGCTTAGCTGCGAACTCGTAAACCCGTCTTTCTCCATAGCTGCCACTAGCTTTGACTTTGTCGAACCGTCCGAGGTATCCGCCTTCAACTCGGGTCCGCTTTCCGTTTTCGTAGGTTGCGTATTTTCCATGATGCACACCTTTCTGACAATCGAACTCAATCCATCGTTTTCTAAACTTGACCTGACTGCCACTAGGTTTATTCAACGCCGCTAAAATGATGGCTTCATCGTCTGGGCTAGTGGCTGCCACTAGGTTGTCCCTAGTGGCAGTCTCAACAATCGGGGGGACCTCTGCCGCCTCCGCCTTTTCCTCTGGCGGGACGGCTAATGAGGGTTTTGGCCGTTGTTCCGGTCTTTCGGCTCAAGCATGTCCTGCGCCCGGAGCAAGTCCTGCTTTACTTCTTCAAGTCTGCGATTAACTTCATTCCAATCATTCTGTTGCTTCGCAAATTGCACCATCAACTCATGGTAAATATCGCCAAAATTCTCCCGAGTCATATCCTCGGGTAACCAGCCACCTCGGGCTTCGCTGTATGAATAAAAGTGGTTCGCGTTGTTGTAGGTTGCTAGTATGTCGTAAACCTGTTCACGGCTCTTTGCCCAGAGCCTGCAAAGATCGTCGGTGGTATAAATCTTGTGAGCAGAAGGCTGGCTAAGTGCCTTTGGTGGTTTCATGAGAATAGGGCTTGGCTTTGTATCACCGATCCCGCCGCTATCATCCAGGTCCTTATTCATTTCCTTTTCCAGTTCAGGGATGGACTTCCCGGCCCGCATGGCCGCGCGCGCCTGGCCGCGGGTCAGTTTGCCGAGGCGAATCAATTCCTTATACCGTTCAATCTCCTCTACCATGATCTCTTCTTCGCCGTCCATTTCCAACTGCTCCAAAATCATCCGGTGCTCCAGTTCCTGCCGATCCTTTGTCTGCTGTGCGATACGCTCCGCTTTGGCTTTTTGGGATGATAGCCGGTAGACTGTATGCAACACAAAATAGAGCCCGAACAGGGAGGGGATAATCCAAACTAAATACTTTTGCAGACTGGGTGGCACCGACTTAAATTCTGATAGGAAACCTAGCGTGGAAGCAACCACCGTACCACCCGCACCACCCGTCACAACGATGCCGATCACCCCAAAACCCATCGCTACCCACATTGTCCAGAGTTGATGACCGTTCCCCTCTTCTCGCACATGGTATTTGTGCCGGGAATAGAAAACGGCGAGCTCGGTCACGGTCCAAAACGCCAGCACGTACATAATCGCCGTGACAACATGGCCGAAATCAGTATCGAACGCAATCACTTGCGCGGCTGGATTGTTCGGGTCCTGTGCCAAGTGGGGAGTAAGTCCCATATAAACGCCAAGCATTGCCGTGAACAGCATACTGATTGCGAGCAGAAAAGCGCCGCCCGGGTCGTCCTTGATCTCTTTGACCACCCAACCCATCTTCTTCTCGTTTTGTTGTTCGTTTTGCTTCGTCAGTTCGTCAACCAGCGTTGGTCGAGCGAGCTTATCTTTTACCTCAGACTTAATTTCGTCAAGCCTTGAACGAACGTTTCTACTTTGCATCTTGAAATCTCCAATCTTTTTACAAATTTGATTTACAATACGACTGTCTGCGTTAGGCTGGTTTACTCCAATCTTCCAGCTGAGGCAGACATTTCACCTCGGGGTTATTGATCCGCATCACCTCCATTCCACATCCATGTTTATTTCCAGATCAGCGTGACCACGACGATCACGATGAATAAAATGGCGTGCGACACGCGCATGATCTTCTTAGCCATTGCGATTCGCCTCGTCGATCACGCGCTTCCAATCGACTTGTCCATCCTTGATCGGATGACCCGTTTCGGCATCTCGGACTTCTCGTGTGATCGGTTGCCCCCACGGCGACCAGCCGCGGCGACCACTGCCGGGTTGCCAGTTGTTCCAGTCCTTACTTTCTTGTTTTCGTTCTTCTTCAGTTGGCATGTGGTAGGTTTCCTTTCTGTTACAATCTGCCTAATGCTGCTGGACTTGGCTTTCCGTGGTAGGTTTGCTTCGTCCATCAGCAGGCTTTTTGTGGGTACGGACATTTAGTGTGAATGCAGCTTCACCTCCATTTCTCGATCAAACCGTTCGCGTGCCAGCTGGGGATACAGTTCCTCGAAGTACAACGCAGCGCTCGTAGCCGCCAGGCACTTTGGGCACTTCGCATGCGGCAGGACCTGCCAGCCATTCCAGGCTTTGGTACTCACCCGCAGATCTGCCAGGGCGCCACATCCGCAGACCAGGGTATGCACGCGCGTGGGTCGGGTCCCGTTGTAGAGGACGCGCAGCAGGGTATCCACATCGTGCTCATCGAGAACTTTGATCATTGGTTGTTCCCTTTTGTGGTCCGCTTGACGTATAGGAAGCCGGCGGGTTTCCGAGTCTTCGAAGCGGTTTCGCGATCGATCACCTCGCCGCGCGTCATGGGCGTCAGATGGTAGAGCTCCAGGTATTCAGGCAGGAGCGCGAGCGGCACCGGGACCACAATGCCTGGACCTGGCATGGGCAGACGGTGCGCCTTCTTCACACGGACATCTGCCGGCTCTGGTTTAGGCGCCTGGCTCTTCACAGGTCGGCGGACCGCGCGGCGAATCGTCATGCGGACACCTCTTCGGTCACCACAAATTCAACCTGGACAGTCTGGTTCATGATCCCGATCAACAACCGGCTCACTGTGCTGGTCATCCGATCCGCCAGCCAATCGCGCGCATAGGCACTGCTTGCCAAGATCTCCAAAACGTTTCCATCGAAACGGACGGCCCGCGTGTCTCGGACATAGTCTTCGAAATTACCCCGGGGCATCTGATCTTTGAGTTGCTCGAGGGCACTTGTCCAATACCGGTCTTCCGGAATGGCGGGGAATTGTATTAATGAATCCTCTTTATCACTCTTTGAAGGAATCTCTTTTTTGTTTAAGGAAGGTGCACTTCCCTCACCCTCCATGGAAGACGCGGAATCCTCACCTTCTGAACCTGTAATTTCCGAACCTTTAGTTTCTTCAGGGTCGGGTTTCTCAAGGTTCAGATAGATCATTTTCAGCAGGTTGGGCCAGATCACCAGGTAGTGATTCTTGGGGGTCCCGTATACCTTGCGGAATGTGATATTGACCAGTTCCAGGTCTTGGCACATCTTCGAAACGCGCCGTACCTGGAATTCGCTGAGACCCAGTTCCTTCTTCCATTCGGCATAGGTCTTATAGAATCCGATCGGCTCGGTGGTCTTGTCGTCCCAATACACCACCTGGTTGAACCAGACCGCGGCCACGAGATCGCCCACAAAGATATCCACATAAATGCGCGGGGTGCCGATGAAGTTCGCTTGCCCGGAGATCTTCTTGATCAGCGCGATGATTTCTTTATGATTGCTAGGCTGATGGCTCATTGCTTAGCGCGCCTCTTGGTCTTCTTCTGAATTGCCTTCAGCAGGTGATAGCGATAACTGATTGTCGGGTTCGAACTGGCCGTCCCGGTCTTCGGGTTTTGCTTTTCGGCGCCGATCTTCATCGTGCGGCCGATGGCCACGAACGTCATCCCCAGCTCATCACGCGCTTTGAGAAGCCAGGCGTCTGCAGCCGGCGTGAACTGGGAGCGCTCGAAGTTCCCTTTGCCCCGCTTGAAGAACTTCACAGCGATCGCTTCGGACCGCAGCACGAAATGATTGGACCAGCCTCGATCGTGTGCACGGCCGCCCAGGGAGACAGGCAGGTGGAAGGAATGCAGCCGTCCGAGCTTCTTGATGTAGCGCTCCACATCCTTGGGGTCCACGCCGTGGTAATCTGCGACCTGGCGAGTCGTCCACCATTCATCTCCCCAGCGCGCGGCCCGCAGTTCCAGCATGTGCTTCAACTCAGGATCGACCACGTTCTCGATCTTGAAGTATGGCCAGTTCATCGGGTTGAGCACCCAGCAGCGGAAGGTCTGGCGATCGATCAGGCGGATGTTCCGTCCGCCGGCCATGATCCGCCCGGGCAGCAGACCCATATCCACCCAGAAAGCGGTCTTGTGGCCATCGATCCCAAGCATCCGGGCGGCCTGGTGCGCGGTCACTACATCGACAGCCTTGGACGGACCAGGCAGTGCCAGGTCACGGTCCCAACGTAGATGAACGGCGACCGCGCTGCGACCCAGGGCTTCACCCATCTGTTCGTCGGTGAGATAACCAAGATGGGAACAGATGAAGGTATCTTCCTGCGCGGTCCATTTGGGCGGGCGATTGCGACCTGCATTTGCGGTACTAACCGCATAATTGACAAGGGCACTGAGATCAAGAGACATGAGCGGCCTCCATCATGCGTTTCAGGGCAGCGACCAGGCCGCAGGTCCGGCAGGTCGCATCACTGGCTACCTTGCGAACGGGGCAGGCATCGCAGGTGGCCATCACGGCATCATTGACCACTGGCCAGGGCGGGACCTTGCCCAGCTGGTAGAGCGCATCCCACTCCGGCAGATCCCGGCTCATCATCTTCACGGCCGGGCTGCCCTTGGTATTGCGTTTCTGGAGGGACTCTTTTCCTTCCAGGAAGATCGTGCAGGCCTGCTTGATCATCCGGGCCGTGGCGTTCTTTTCGGCCAGCGCGGTGAGCAGCTGGACCCGCTCTGGACCGGCCGGAATGCTGAGCATGGCCGTGACCACCTGGGTATCTGCGCACGGCAGTTTCCGCTCGAGCATCAGCTGCTGGATCTCGGGCTCCAGGGTCAGGAGCGTAAGGCAGGCATAGATGCGGCTGGTATGCTTTCCAGTAACTCTCATCACCTCGGGCACACCGTATCCGAATTCCGTGATCAGTCGCTGATACGCCAGCCCTTCCTCGATCGGGTGCATTTCGACTCGCTGCACATTGGCCACCAGGGCGCGCTCGAGCCGTTCACGCGGGCCAGTTCCATTCAAAGGAGGGTGAACGATGGCTGGGATTACCTTCAGGCCGGCCATCTGTGCCCCTCGCATGCGGCGCTCGCCATCGTGAAGAATGTAATCATCGCCGCAGGCTTCCACGATGATCGGCTGGATCACCCCGTGGGCGCGGATGGAGGCAGCCAGCTCCTGCAGTTCGGTCTCGTCGAAGACCTTGCGTGGCTGCTCAGGGTTACGAACCACGCGCGTGATCCGGATCCGTTGATAGGGCTTCACTTTAGTGTTGGGTAATGATTTGCTCATGAGGTTCTCCAGTCAGGCACTCGCTCAACAGCTCTTCCGAGATCTCGAGCGGGCGTTCATTCTTCGACACCTGCACGAACACGCCCTGCTTCGCGCGACAGATGTACTTGTCCAGGATCAGGCGGACGTTCTGCTTCTTTGAACAAAGAGTATGACCAGGGACAACAGCACCAGGACCAGGGCCGGCGAACAATAGGCCGTCAGGCAACGCAGCGTGTCGTCCATGGCTCATGCCGTCTCTGTTTCCGTGGAAACGGTGATGCCCTTGTCGGCTTCGGCCGCCTGATCCATCCAATTTTTCGGCAACTTCACGCCCCAGGTGGTCGCCTTGCCCTGCAGCTGCTTGGCCATGGCGGTGACGGGGTGTTTCTTCTGCTTGATCTCCCACATATTCAAATCCTCATCCATCAGGGAGAACAGGATCGAGCGGCGGTGAAAGTCCAGTTTGACCGCCTTGGTCGCTTTCTTGTCTGGCTCTTCCGCGGGCACGCCTCGGGCCATCCGTCCTGCAAGGGTGTCAATGAAGTCCACATTAATCAACCCATCCAGGAGGACTGCAAAGGCCGGCGTGGCTACATTCCACAGGAACTCGTACATTGCCAGCTCGTTGGCCTGGCGGATCTCGCGGAGTCGTTTCTGCTCGGCCAGGTATGCGGCGTCATTACTGGAGTTGTGGCTGTGGTTGTTAGCCTGGTGGCGTTTGCGAAGCTTCTTGAGCGCATCTCCTATGACCACGATCGAATAGCCTTCCGGCAGTCCATCAAAGTGCTGGCTCCAGTTCGTGCCTTTCTTCAACCGCAGATCGGCGTTGTGCTCCTGGACCAGCTTCTTGTCTGGCTCGTCATAGCTGCTGAGGTATCCAAAATCCTTGCCGTCTCTCTTGGCCTCATAGACCAGGACGCCCAGCTTCTTGCTGGCCGTCTGGATGACGTTCTCTTCCCAGGCCCGTGACTTGCGGCTGTGGCAGAGCTTCAATGTGCAGAAGTGTGAGCCATCGACCTTGGCGTAAAGTGGGCAGGCACTGCAGGCAGGGGGATTGAGCAGGTGCGCAATGCGTTCCATTAAGTTGGCATACTTGGGATTGGCTTCTGCAAATTCCGAAACAAACTCAGGGTGCTTGGTTGCCGTCTCGATGTAATCTTCGATCCTGGAGCGCAACTCAGCAGTGAGCTCCATGTCCAATGACTTAGCCACGTCGGCCGCGCGCAGTTCCGGGAGCTGCCTGGAAGGGAACTTATCAGCCGATATATTCAAGCGCCAGAGCCGATTTCCCGCCCTGGGTTCGCCACTCTGCCACCGTTGCCACATTTCCACCGATCGGCCGGTATCCTTCAACGACTCGGAAATGATCCGGTCTGGATCTGCGTCACCTTTCAGTTTGTTGGCAACGTGCACTACTTCATCGGGTGCTACGCGCTGGATGGTGAGTAACCTGCGCGCGTTGTTCTGTGTGATCGATCCATCAGCTACACCACTCTGCAGGACTGTGGGGAGGTTCAACAGGCGGACCGCATTGCGAACCTTTTCAGGAGACACATTAAAGAATTCTCCGGTCTCCACACTGTTCTTCTTGAACTCCTGCATGTAGCGCCTCATCGATTCGGCTTGCTCGATCGGGTTAAGATCGCGGCGTTTGATGTTTTCACTCACGCCCAGCTCGAACATCTGCAGATCGTCCAGCTCGCGAACGATCAGCGGCATGGTCTCTTCCTGGAGCAGCTTGAAAGCAGCCAGGCGGGTGTGCCCGAACGCCAATTCATAATGGCCATTGACCTGGCGGGCGGTTGGGATCTGCATCAAGCCATTGCGGGCGATGCTATCGGCGATCTCCGCGACGGCCGCGGGATCTTCAGCCTGGCGTGGCTGATACGGGTTGGGTTTGATCAATTCGACATCGATAAGGGTTGGGGTTTCCATGGGTTACTCCTGGATCAATTCGTCCATGTCAAAGACAAAGACTTCATAGGGCGGCAAACTAACATAAGTGCTGGCGCCTTCAATCCGCTTGCTCTTCAACTCAATGTGGCGTTTGCCTTCGTAGGGCGCTTCGGCTTCGGATGCAACTTCAATCCGCTCGATCGACATCACGTGATTCGGTTTGATCTGGCGGGTGGGTTTCCCATTCTCGAGCGCATACCAGTAGCCATCTTCCTGCGGTTGTTCGTCAACGGAATAGAACAGGCGGGTCAGGACATCCCCATCTTCGCTGCCATCGTCCACGTAGGCGCCATAGGTCACCCGGTAGAGTGTGAAAGGCATGGCCCAGGCTCGGCTGGCCAGCTCGCGCAGGTTCTCACACTCACGGCGGATTTCTTCATAATGGTGGTTCTCTTCCTGGCGCTTGCGCTCCGTTTCTTCCACCTCGCGCAACCATGCTTCGGCTGCCGCTTTAAACTGATCGGCCATCTCAGGAAATTCCGCGATCGCCTCCTGCAGTTTGCGACGCGTACCCTCGGGAGTGTAGTGCTGGAAGTTCAGCAGATCCTGCTTGCGGATCTCGTTGTATTTGCGCTGGTTCTCTTGCATGATGGGCAGGTATTCCTCGAGCTTGGCCAGCAGATGGCCTAGGTCGCGTGGATTGGGCGAGACTGCTTTGTTTTCAGGTCCAAGATAGAGATGAACGCAGGCGCTGAAATATGAATCTCTCGAGAAATGCAACGTGCCAAAATCCAGTTTCGCCACGTCCCATTGTTCGGACCGCGTATTGAGCCGTTGCTCGATGGTCCCATTTATCCCCATGAAACTGACGGGGAGAATGAAATACACGTCATTCGAATTCCAGGTGGTCGACTCGCGAAAGGTGGGATCGCCGATCTCGAATTCAGTCATCAGCTCACCCAGCCAGCCCTCGCAGTTCAGTTTGAATTGTTCCATCCCGCGCTGGAAGGCCTCGTTTTTCTTCTGGTGTTCAAGCTGCTGTTCTTCCTGGACTTTCAGGTTATATTGATCGATCAAAGTTCTTGCGTTCATGGTGTTCTCCTATTTGTTTACAAAGAATGAATCAATTGATTTGAAAAAAATGATTAGCGGGAAATGCCGCGCGCCTTCTTGGCGGCCTTGACTTCTGCAACCGCTCGTTCCAGGTTCTCCGCCAGGTCCCAGCCTTTCACTTCCACGATCGCGAAGGTGGCGGACATGCCAACGCTGGCGAGTGATTCGACCAGCCGGGCTTTGAGGCCCTCCGCAGACTCTCGGGTCGGTGTGGGACGTCCTGGCGTCTCGGTAATCGCCAAAATAAATTCATCGCCCGAATTCAGCTGGCCGGACTTGTAATCAGTGGAACGCACGATCGAGAGCGCGGCCTTGATCATGGCGTCGACCGGAGCATAAGAGTCATATTGGTTGTTTATTTCATGGAGATAGTCCAAATCGAAGTAGATCAGGAAGCGGGTGATGGGAGCGATCTCTGGCCAGATGACGTACTCAAAGCCCTGGCGGTTGTAGCAGCCGAAGCGATCGTTCCAGGAAACCCGGTGCAGCTTCTCTTCCAGTTGTGCGATGAGGAGATCTTTGCTGGTCATTGCTGTGTCCCCAGGTCCGGCCGGCTGAATGCGAAGTAGGCCTGGCCAACTGGTGTATCTGTGGCGTCGTATACTTCCGCGCCACATTGCGGGCACTTTGTAATGTCGCCAGCCTGCAAGAGCTTGAAGCCTGGCGTAAGATGGAACGTTTTACCGCGGCAAGCGAAGATATGCTTGATCTTCGTGGAGGTATCCATTTGGTTGGGTTGGCCGTTCATGAGTGCCTTCCATCCCCCAGGCTGCCGCTGGGACAACGCTTGCTAGTGGTGTTGGATGTGCTGTTCATGAGTGCCTCGTAACATTGAACGAATGATTGGATAACGGAGAGAAACTTCGCAGAGGGAGGTTGACCGTGGAGGTCGTCATCCCCAGCTGGTCGGGAGATGCGGAAATCAGACGTTTGTATGCTCGCTTGCGGATGATCCGGACCTTGACCGAGGCCACCTGCGGCATGCTCAGCCAATGCGCAGCCAGGACTTCGAGACCCGGCTTCACCGCGTGCGCTGTGTAGGGCTTGAGACCTTCATTGCGATTTGCGGCCCGCACCAGGCGTTTCGTGCTGCGGCGCCTTCCGTTCTGCGTAAAGATCTTGTAGAACCGGCTGAAGCTGGCATCTTCCCAGACTTCGACGATCGTGAGGTTGCCGAGCGCGCGGGTGATTGTCAGCCGGGCCACCACGACGGGTTTGATCGGTGCATCTTCCAGGGCGATCTGGATCTCGGCCAGCTCGACAAACGTTTCGCTGGAAACGGGCAGGCTGCCGATGGTCGCCAGGATGTGGTCTGTTCGTTGATCAAGTTGTTGATAAGTACTGTTTTGCATGTAAGCCTCCAAATCTGATAAAATGGAGGTGCCCAAGGAGTCGCAAAATTTCTTAGGCACCGTCTGTGACCTGTCACAACCAGGTCACTGATATTTATTTAAAAATTCGTTCTGGCGAATTCGCCGAAAAGTTCCTTGGCTGCAGTGTCGTATGCGCGGGCAGCGTCTTCTTTGGTTTCAAAGGAGCCCAAGTAAATTTTCTTTCCTGAAACTCTAATCTCGGCTTTGTATCGGTTTTTATAGCTATTACCGGTCAGTGATACGCCTTTGAAGCCAGATGTGCTGTTTGAGTTAAGTTTTCGATTTGCTTGGTTTTGCGAGCCAGTGCAGACCCGCAGGTTTTCGTCGACATTATTCAGTCCATCACCGTCCCAGTGATCCACTTCCACGTCGTCTGAAGCGTTCATGATCTCGCAGTGCATAAAGATTGTCTTATTGCCTTCCTGGCGGCGCGCATAAATCGTATTGCCTTCACGTTTCGGGAACCATCTATACTGTTTGAGATAATCAAACCGATGGTCTGAGACTCTTGCGACTTCGCCTTGCGTGAGAGGTATCTCTTTCATTGTCTCTTTGTTCTCGTACTTCCGTTCATCTTTGCGTTTCTTCCGATTTCATCCAGTTCATTGAGCACTGCTTCGAGTTGAGCGATGGAGAGTGCTACCTTGGCTATCAAAAGACTCGTCGTTTGCGGCCCGGGTTGTTCGTCGATCAAGCGCCTAAGTGCTTCCCTTGCAGCACTGGCTGAGTGTCGGCCCCGGACCAGCGCCTCGTTATATAGGTTTTTCCCGATCGCTGGTTTGTCGGTCATTGAGCAAGTCCTTGGCTAGGTCTTTGGCTTTTTTCTGATCGCTGTCAATTTCCTTTTGGACCCTTAGCAGATATTCTGCTACCATTGGGCCGCCACTCGCAATAAAGCAGGGGAACAACAGGGCAATAATGTTGAAACCAAAAACAGGAATGCTTATCAACAGAGTGGCCGTTACACCAAGAATGACTGCAAAAGCCGTTTGACCAACCACCTTCCGGTTAGACGCCCAACGAACAAGGACGGCAAACAATACGCCAAAGATAAACTCGCCGGCGAGGGTCAAGCTAAAAACCGTCTGATTCGGGTCTATTTGTTGCATTGAGATTTCCTTTGAATTACGCTTTGGTGGATGAACCCGATACATGCACGCGCTCCGCCCGATCGACTGGGGAGACTTCACCGTTTGATGGCGGGATCCAGCGAGCCCCTGGGATGGAGATCATCCTGCTCTTGCCCGCATAGTCGACCTTGATCATTCCAAAAAGGACAAGCCTGTTCAAGTGATACCGCACCATGCTTGTGGAAGAGATCCCGCATGCTTTTCCAATCTCCAGGACCGATGGCGCAATGCCGTCATGGGTCATTTTGAATTTAACAATAAATTCATAGATGGATGAATGGGTGGGGGTGAGATGCAGGTGGCTGCTACGCATGGGAACTCCGATCAGTTTTTGACGACAATCGACTTGGCTTGGTCCTGGCTCTTCGACTCGGCCAGGGCTTTCCGCGCAGCCAGCAGCTGGCGGGCCTGCCATAGGAAGTCCAACAGCTCACGCATCGCGCGGGGGTTGGGTGTGCCTATTGAGGATGAGCGGGGAGTGACGTACTTCAGCATTTCGAGCCTACGCCACCATGACTATCCGCGCGCTTGCCGCGGTTCTTTTTTTTTCAGAGGGGGATTGCTCGGATTCGTGCATGGCTTCGTCAATGATGCGCTCGAGCACAGCGCTGGCAGACATAGTCTGCTCTGGTGTCGACTCTTCCAGGGCTTGTTTCCGCAGCCAGGCAATCTGGGAGGGGGGCAGGCTATATGACTTCACAACCTTGATCTCTTTCTTCTCTTGATCCATTTAGGTGCCTCTTCTACATGACTGATTGAAATTGGTTTGGTTACACTTTGGAACAACTAGTTCCAAAACAGGAACACCCGAATAATACTATCATCTTATCAGGTTGTCAAGTGTTTTGGAGCAACTTATTCACCAATTGGAACAACGTCAAAGGCATAATCCAAAACAGTGAACACATTGATCTCATTTAGTGAATGGCTGTTGCTTATGCTGGAGAATAGGAAATGGAGTCAGGCGGACTTGGCGCGCGCGGCGAAAGTCAGTAGATCTGCAATCAGTGAAATTATCTCTGGGCAGCGCCAGGTCGGAAAACGAACAGCGACCGCCATTGCTCAAGCATTGAGATTGCCCCCAGAGCAGGTCTTTCGCGCGGCCGGCATCTTGCCGCCCGAGAAGGATGATCCCTGGGTAGATGAGATGTCTCACAAGCTGAGTCAGATGTCCCCTGGACTTCGCGCTGTTGCAGAACGGTTTATTGTTTCAATGCTTGAAGGGGAAGAAGCTGATCGAAGGAAAGCCAAACAGAAAAAACCCAAAACCTCTACGCCTTAACATCAAAGGTCTCAATGAAGCATATACTTATCCAGGTCACCGTCCACTGGCGCCGGCGTCTTATTACCCTCCTCTGTAGTAGCTTTGTATTCTTCAGTCGTTTCACAAGCTCGCGACGTTCGCGCATTCATTGGGTAGGTCGATTCAATCGGCCGCGGCGACCTGAGCGCGTGCTGTTCTTCCTTCTGTTCTTTGGCAGCATGGCTCTCCTGGAGCCGGTCCAATTCATCTTTTGGGCTGTGATGTGGGGCGGTACGTTGGCCATCTTTCTTAACTTGTATATGGTGTATTGGTTGATCCCGCGCCGGCGGGTCCACTGGGTGAGGTAATGGGAGATTGATAATGCGAAGAATTATTCCTATGCTTTTGACACTGAGCCTTCTGCTGAGCGCTTGCAGCCTGACCGGGAAGTCCCGCGATGTCTACGCCTGGAATCACGTACAGGCCCTGGACAGTGGGGGAGTGACCATCGAAATTGCTCGAGTGTTGTTTGCAAAGCAGGGTGTATTCGACGACGAGTTTCTAAAAGCGCCATACTTTCAAGACAAGCCAGTCATTGGCGAATTGATCTTCCTGATCAAAAACAATACCGCCCAAAGCATGAATGTTTATCCCGATCAAGGACATGTGGTCGTGGACGGAGAGCAGGTCAATCTTTTCGATGTTGCGCTGCTTGGCGCCGGCGGAGATCCGCTGGGAGGGGAAATCCTGCCAGCCGTCACCAAGATTGGACATCTCTGGTTCGGCCTTCGGCGAGCCAAGTTTGAAGATCTCCAGAGTATGACCGTTGTGATCGTTGGACCTCACGATAATTATTTAGACAGCATGGGTGGTGATTATCGGTTTCAAGTAGACTTATCCGACCATAAGAATGAGCCATTGCCGGATGAGTTGAAGTATTGATGATCTCATATCCCACATTACTGTTTCCGTGGAAACGGGCCCACTGGGTGAAATAGGAGAGTATTTCATGCTCGACACGCTCCAGCAGGACCACCATACATTTACCCAGCTCCTGGCCGCGCGGCGGACCGTTTCCACCGAAACGATGTCTTTTGGCGTGCGGGTGGTCTGGCAGATCTATCTCACCATCCTGGAGGACGCGCTCACCACCCTGACCTCCCTGATCCAGTTCCTCAGTCCATGATCCGCTTTGCCATCCTGGCCGGCGTCAGTTCGGCCGCGCAAGCCACTGAAGAGCGACAATCCATCCCGGACCAGATCCGCACCTGCCGGCGCGTGATCCAACAATACCAGGGCGCGGAGACCGCCTGTTATACTTTCGACGGGTACAGCCGGTCCGGCTACGACAGCCTGGCGGAAGCCATGGCCGCCATCCCGGCGCTTCAGACAGCGGTCCAGGATGCAGAGAAGGATTGTTATGATGTGCTCATGGTCGATAACTGGGATCGGCTCGGAGATCTGGGTCTGCTCCTTTACACCCGCTTTCGCAAGCTCAAGAAACAGATCTACTCCGCGCGCCAATCCGGCACGCTCTACGATCCGCAGACCTACAACCCGTACGGGGATGAAAGCGGCAATATCAATATGCACATCCAGGGGATCCTCCAGACCTATCGGATCAACAAGATCCGCCGGGGCTGGGATCTGGGCATCCCGGCGAGGGTTGAGCGCGGCTTGCACCCTTTAAGCCTGGCGTTCGGCTACCGCCTGAATGGGAAGAACCAGCCGGCCCAGCTGGTGCCTGAGAAGGCGGCCCTACTTAGGGCGATGAAGGACATGATGCTCGCCGGAAAAACATATACAGAGATCGCTCTCTACGCGGACACTTCCGGGATCAAGCCTCGCCGCACGCAGAAATGGAATCGTGTTGATGTGAAACGGATTTTATTAAATCCCTACAATGCCGGCATCGTGCGATTTGGTTATCAGCGTCACCGCCTGCCGGCACCGCGCGCGGAGTGGAAACTGGGCCAGGGAAAGCATGAGCCGCTGTGGGACGAGGAGACCTATTACGCCCTGGTGGCCGAGGCGAAGCGTCGTCTGGAGGGGAAGCGGTTCTACCAGGCGCGCTATCCCTTCAGCGGCATTCCCGTCTGCGGGATCTGCGGGAAGAAGCTGCGCAAGAGCGGCAAGCCACCCTGGGAATACCTGGGCTGCGACACGACCCGCAAGCACTGGGCCATGCGGTATGAGCCGGCCCTCCAGTTCCTGGCGAATGCCGTGGTCACCCAGTTCCGGGAGCACCAGAGCGCGCCGCACGAGCCCCTGGACCTGGCGCCGTTCGAACGTCAACGCAAGGAACTGGAGGATGCGCGCACACTGATCCAGGATGGCTATCGGTCCAGGATCTACAAGGCCGACGAGGCAGCCCGGGAGATCGCGAAGATCGAAACCAGCATGGAAGAGGTCTTGCAAAAAATGACTCGCGCCAGGCAGGAAGAAGCGAACTGGCTGGAGCGTCAGGAACAACGGGAGGAGTTACACCTCGACGATCTGCCTGAGTTGCTCGAAGTGATCGATCCCGGCAAACTCAACGCGCAGCTCCAGAAGCTGATCAGGAAGATCGTAGTGATGGGCGACCAGGCGATCGTGGTGTGGCAGGATTGAGTGTCCGCACCCGAACGTTCATTGGAAAAGTGGTACGACCTCGGTTAATCAAATACATCCGAGAGCATGCCTTGATCAAGGAGAAGAGATGAACCCGACTCCCAAGCCCCAGATCATCCTGCGCATTCCCCTGGACCGGCCGCCCACGGAGGCGGACCACCTGGCAGCCGTCGGGATGGATTCCCTGGAAGCCCGCTTGCTCGAGGCGGGCTGGGTGGATGCCGAAGGCACTGTGCTCAAGCGGTTCAAGATCAGTTATTCAGGGCATGAGGAGGGGGAGTTTTATATCGAATGGATCGCCACCCTGCAGGAATAAAATCTTACGGACTTTTCCCTCGATCGGCGATGATCCGGGAAAAATAAGTCAGTTCCAGATCAACAAAATCCTGGCACGACTCATCCAGGACCAGGAGATCGAAGTAGCCAAACTTGCTCAGCAACTGATACTCCAGTGCCTGGCGGAATTGTTCATGTTGGTCGACTGGGAACACCTGGAACAGATAGCCCAGGTTGTCGTATGCGACCACAGACATATATCCCACGCTCTTGAAAAATTCCATGGTCTGAAAGAAATCGTCGAGGTAGTCCTCGTTATCGAAGACATCACACTCGAAGTACACCACCGGCCGGGCCCGGGCGATCAGGTCCTGGCTGCCGCGCAACACCTCGAAGTCGCTGCCATCCGTGTCGACCTTCAGGAAGTTGCAGGTGGAAAATTCCGAATGCTCTGAAACGATGGTATCCAGTTTCTTCCGCGGGATCGGTCGGCCTGTGCTGGCGCCTGCAACCTGCGCGGTACCATTGGCGGAATTAAGACGGACTGCGGTCGATTCCGAATCCTCGGCGGAGCAGAGAGCCTCGACGATGACCAGGTTGGGAATCTGCGCGCCGTTCCGGCGGAGATCCTTCACGAAGAAGGAATGAGCTTCGATGGCCAGGAACCGATCTTCGGGCGCCTGATGGCAAGCCACGATCGTGTCGCCGACGTTGGCACCCACATCGATCATGGTCAAAGGCCCGCGGGTCCGGTGCAGATAGGTCGAGAGCCGGATGGGCAGTGTATCGTAATAGGGATGATTGGCCACATAGAGCGGCAACTTATGGGAGATTGGCAGGCGAATTCGTTTTCCGTGGATCACCGCCTCATAGGAAGGATCGCCCACCAGCATGCCCGCGCGGCGGATTCCTTCCCAGGCCGCCCGTAGGAGCAAGTGTGGAATCCCCGTGCTCGACGCGTAGAGTTCCAAGAACGAAGTAAGCATGAGGCAATCTCTCCCAATTCTACCAGCCGTTTCCGTGGAAACGTTAGACAACAGGTGTTGCTTTTTAGACTCGTGTGTATTAAAATAGAAGAGCCAGAGGACCTTGCCCGTCATCTGGCTCAGCGCTGACTGTCGGCTGCTTTATGCAGCAATGGTGCTCGATAAGAGCACCCGGGAGATCTCCACGAGGGCTTTATGTGTGGAGATCTCCGACTTTTTATTTAAGGATCATAAACAACCCCGCGCAGATCCACAAGATCGCCCAGGCCGCGGCTAGAACCCTGGGCCGCTCGAGGAGCGAGGCCAGGAGAGCAGAAAGGGAAAGCAGGGAGAAATATGGCGCAAAGAATATACCCGCGGCCATCGCAGGCGCCGCCTGTTGTCGACGAACGGCCCGCGCAACCAGGAAGACTCCCAGGGGCAGCAAATACGGGAAGGGGGACACGTTCCAACCCACCACCGCCTTAAGGGAGAAATGCAATGGCCATAATCCATAGAACACAACTGAAGCAGCGAGGAGCAAGGACACCGGAAGGAAGTTCCTGATCACTTGGCGCGCGCCTCCCTGACCCCAGAATACAAATAACCAATACAATACGATGCCTGCCCCAAGCTGGGGCTTCATGGCAGCAAAGATGATGGCGAATGGAGCTGGCAGAACAAAGCCCAGCATCGGCAGCCAGTCGATATTCCCCTGATCCAGGCAGAACAACACGGGGGCCGAGGTCAGGAAAAGGATGATGGAAATCGGATGGGATGTCAGTCTGCGCGCGATCAACGCGAAGCCGGCGAAACTCACGACGCAGAAAAGAAACCGCCCCAGGGGGTACGGCAGCAGCGCCAGCGGCAGGAGCGGCAGCAGTGTCCAGGGTGCATTGTAGTAAGTTGACCCGTAGGGAGATCCGCCATGGAGCAAGGTCAGGGCGGCAGGCCTGTAGCTCTGGGTCCAATCGTCCCACCCGTGGTTGGTCGAGACGTCTGTGTATAGAATCGGCAGGACGGCCAGGAGCAGGATTGCCAGCGCGATCAGTTTGATCCTGCTCATCGAGAGCCAGGGTAGTGATAGGGTCGGTACTGAGAGTTGTTTCTGCATCACATTCTTATCCCACGAGCCTGTAGGTCAGGAATGCCCCCCCGTAGAAGTTGCCTGGGGTGGATACCTTGACCAATGAACAGTCGACATTGTCAATCGATGTTCCCATCAGCGCGTTGATGGTGGCGCTCTTTCGGACAAAGGTTGCGTTGGCATCGGACTGGTTATTGACCGTCGCAATTGCAGAACCTTGCGTTGCGCCATCCCAGTAGTAGAGATCGAACCTCCAGTAGGCAGTACCCGATAAACCCGACGCGCCATACATTGAGGCAATCAATTTCTCTACATACACATCATAGGTCGCTTCCCATACAGCCGACATCTGCCCGGTGGACGCCGAGTTGTTGTAAAAAGTCCCCAGGTTGTGTTCATACAGTGTGGTGGTCAGCCATCTCGTACCATCGTAGAAATAGATCAAGCCTCGATCGGTACGGAAGTACAGATCATTTGTAGCTGGGCTGACAGGAAAAGATGTGCCGCTGGGAACGCCGCTTCCCAGGCCGAGTTGTATTGTTCCAAATAGCAAAGCCGCGGGTGTTGCGCTGGTTCCCAGCACTTGCGCGAAATCGCCAGCCACTTGCGGCGCAGCATGTCGCACGCCCTGTTTTGCGACGGTGTGAGTCTTGACCATATCCCCGATGCTGCCCGTCCCTGAAAGATTGACAAGCGGCACGTAACCACCAAAGGCAACCAGCCCGCTTCCGTTGTTCGCGATGCCGTTGGGTTCGATCACCACACCAATGCGCCCACTTACATAGGCACTCGTTGTGGTTGTGGTGAATGCCGAAGCATTGGCGGTGTCAACGATCACCACGTCGCCCTGAGCCACCGAGCCTCCGCTTTTGTTTGTCAATATTGCTGTTTCCGTTCGTCCGAGTGCTGTATTTGCCATGTTACACCTGTGCCACTATATAATTGGCGGCCACGATATGACCCGCCGTGATGGATGAATCGAATACGATTTGAGTTCTATCGCTGGACAAAGAATATATGGTTGGGTCTACAATCGAACCATTATCAGAAGCAAGTAATAAATATTCTGCAACGTCTGGCAGGTCAAACGTTGTCCCACCGCCAGAGTTCCAGCGTGCCAGCCCTGTGACCTGCCCGGCCCCTCCGCCTCCTCCAATCCCCGATGGCATATCATCTGTTGTCAATCCGCGAAATGTCGGTTCAGCCGCTGCGCCAGACGAAGGGCCTGCATAAATCAGATTGGCGTTTTGAGTTGCTTTCGTAACTGCCAGAGTTCCAGCAGATGTGATGGGCGATCCAGCCACACTAAATTCAGCAGGCATCGACAGTGCAACGCTCGTTACCCCTCCAACCTCAATCACATCCGTGCAGCCCGACGTGCTAGACATCGCACTGAATGTGATATTGATATTCCCAACCAGACGCGCATGATTTACATTGGTCAGGGCAATGGCGACTGGCGTTGTACCGCCCCGCAGGGTACAGTTGGCGACAATGACATAATCCTGATCATTGATGTCTATGGCCTGACCTACATTATTTCCACCCACATAGGAGATCCCGAATTCGCAACCATAGATAATGATGTCGTGCCATCTGGAACCTGCAACGTGAATACCATCTCCAGATACATTTTCCAGAGAGCAATTGACGATCTGAACGTTGCCGGTATCCGCAGCCGAGGGCGCAATGTCAATTGAGTTGGTAAAACGAACCGTATCCGAATTGAACTTGCAGTTGGAGATCTTTCCCCCGCCACTCGACTCGTACCGAATGCCGGCAGTTGCGTTGCGTACACTGGCATAGAAGTGACAATCGGAAATTGCCCAGTCTCCGGCGTCATGGTTGACAGTGTTTCGAATCCGCATGCCATACAGCACGGGCGCCGAAATGGAACAGCCGTGCATCACCCAATTAGCTCCCACGCCAACATCTACATTGGTGTAGAAACCATAAAAACTGCAACTCTCGTAATCCACCCGTTGGACCACATTGGCGCTGGTGACAAAAATGGCAGAGCCAGCACTGGGTGTGGAGCCCGCGGTATTTCGGAAGGCAATATTCTCGAACTTTGCTTTGTCGGCACTGACCGTGAACAGCACGGCCGTGGCAGAACTGCATAGCACCTCGCTGACCGCATCCGTTCCACCCCAGCCAGCCGCGCCACATCCCAACACCAGCGCAGGCACAGAGATCGTAAACCCACCCGATGTGAGATACGACCCAGGTGGGAAATACAACACGCCTCCCGAGGACGGCAATGCGGAAATCGCCGCAGTAATGGCAGTTGTATCGTTGGTTGATCCATCACCGACCGCCCCATAATCCATCACGTTGATCCAGCCCAGATCAGACGAACCCGACGCAGAGGTTTGGATTGGCATTGGAACAATGATCTGGCTGTCCAGTAATTCGGTCTGTTCTGCATATAACAGCACCACCGCAATGATGTATTTACCTGTGGATGGTGTAGCGATGTATGCTACGTCTCCAGAGGTTGGCCCGCCAAACTCCGTCCCTGTTTCAACAGACAAAGCCCCGTTGTTATCTGTTTCGATGTTGGCGTATACCGCGCCCTCAGCGGGCACGTAACTGGACAGATCTATGGTCTGATTGGAGATTTTCTTCAACCCGGTCGCCGTCCGCACGAATGCGCCGAAAACAGTCACAAGGAAATTCGGTCCGTCCGACACAATCGCGGTCAGGGCGGTGATTTGTTTGCGGTTCACCCAGACTGTATCGCCCGCAGGGAATTCATGTTGCGCGTGATGGTATTCAATCTGCCCACTCGCGGCCGGGGTGGTGTAACTCTCAAGCACCTCGATGATCTGCCAGACCTGCGGGAGAGATCGCTTGCGGCCAATCTTGACGTACAGATCATAGGTAGGTGGGACGCGCGCCTGGTTATAGACCTTGACTACTTTGCTGTTGATGATGCGTGCGTTGAAAATACCCGCCACGTTGGTCGTTACTACGTGCGTGAAATCCCCAAGCCAGGCGGGCTGCTCATCCAGCCATTCGGCCGACTCTTTGCGGATCTTCTTTTCGAGTTGCTTCTTTGGGGTCGGCATCTTAATGATCCAGCACGAGGGCGATATTAATTTGCGGAAATGCGTTGAGAGCGGTCAGACTGCTGTTTTCCTTCGTGATCCAGGTCACACCCGAGTCATCCGTATAGCGCACAACCGCACCTGCTGCCAACCAGCGCGAAGGAGATCCAGCATAAGCATAGCAATAATGACCTACTGGTAAAGAGCCAAGCGTCCCCCAGGTCGCGCCGTAATCGCTTGAGAATCCTTTACCGCCTGCCAGAGCCTTGGCCATAATATAGCGGCCCGTCGGATCACAATCACCACTGAAAAACGTCACACCGCTGGTCAGGTCCAGAAAATCAACCGAGTTACCGGACGAAATCTCAACCGTTGATGCAAGATTGTTAGTCCCTTGAATTAGAACATTCGATCCATTTTTCGCGTTGTAGGTTGTTCCCGTGGTGCTGGCTCGTATGTGGGGAGGTCCTACATTTACCGCACTGGTGGCAACCACAGAGGTACCAGCCGCGTTGATCTTATAGGACGATATACCAGTGTTTAGAAAACCTGTAATTAGCCAATTTCCTAAACCATAAGAAAGCACACGAGGACCCTGAAACGAAACCCAGTTAGATAACGTCAAGCTACTGCTAAACGACGCATAAGTTCCGACATGAAAGACCGCGTTTGTGTCTCCCACTGCAACCGTCACAAATGCGATCTGTTCCGAGGCCAGCGGATTGACCGCCGCACACATCGGCCTCTTTCCGGACGGCATTGTCATGACTGTGAATGTGCCGCCGACAGATGGAGCGCGTGCAATATATGCGTTCGCGTTTGAGGTGCTCAGAAATGCCAAATACACGGCCCCATTCGGGCAGACCCCCATCCAGTTTGCGAGCTGATATTGGGCACTGGTCAAGCCGGCGTTGGCTGCATTGTAAACGGGCGTGGTGTCGAAATTTGTCACCGCGATCACGCCAGCCGTTGTATCGTGCAAAAGTAATTGCGTTGGTCCATTCGCGCTGGGCTCGGTCGTGCCAGGGATGATGATCGGGAAGTCAGGCAGGGGAGGGAAGGAGGGCGTGGGCGGAATGGAGGTATCCGCGCGGCCGCCGGGGATATCCCCGTTGGTGGAGATATCTTCAAAGGTCTCGGCTTCGAACGTCACTTCGCGATGGACATACCCGGTCTCGGGGTCCGTTACGATGGAAACGGCAGCGGGGAAGAGGTTTCCGCTGTAGCTGATGCCGCGCGGCGTGTCGGCCTCGTCGATCGTGATGGCGCACTGACTGCGCGGAAAACAGTCGATCAGGCGGATGTCCGCATCGAAGGCGATCGGGATTTCGGGATAGGGATTATTGCGCCAGCCGCGATAGAGCCCGACCAGCTGGTTGGCCTGGGCCTGGCTGGCGACCAGCAGCTTGTCCTGCACTTCGATCGCCCCATAATGAGGATAGGCGTGGCCTGGACTGAGGGAGAAGTAGGAAGCACCTACGCCGCTGGCATTGACGGCCACCCCCGAGAGAGACACCACCGCGCACTCCGGTTTGGTCACACGGTCGAATGAGATCTCGCCCTGCCAGTCCGCCTTCGTGATCGTCATGACAGTCGGCAAGTCACGGTCAGCTTCCGGCACGAGTTGCGGGTGGACCTGGATGAACAACTGGTTCCAGGCATTCACGCCGGCCCGCGCGTAGATCTGCAGGAAAGCCATCTCGCGGATCTGCTCCCAGAGATTGCTCGCCAGGCTGGAAACTTCCATTGTGAACTTGGTATCGTCTGGCAGGAAGACATCCATCACGCGTGTGGCCGTGGTGCGCCAATGCAGGAAGTGCCACAAGCCTTTGGCGACGGTCAGGTTCTGGAACTGGGTCCAGACGGTCGGCGTGTTCGTTGTGAATTCCACGCCATCTGGAAAGGCCGGGATCTGGCTGAGCCAGTAGTGGGCGGTGTAGGCGACGAATCGCACAGAGCCCTGCTCGGGGTTCCACGTGATCGTCTCCTTGGCGATCCAGCCCTCGACCTCGATGTTCTCGGCGCCGGCCACCGGCCCGATATTGGATTGCGTGTTGTTGAAATAATCCTCGTTGAAGAGGATCACGAGGCTATGATCACGGACCGTGTCCAGGTCCGGCGCGTCCAGCAGTGTCAGTTCGAACTCCCAGCCGCCCGTGTCCACATCCTGGCGCGGCGTGCCGATCTGCGCGCGGGGAGGCAGATTGGTGTCATTCCATACATAGACATAGCGGACCGCGAAATAACTCTTGCCATTGGCTGCGGTCAGCGTCAGGTACACCAGGTGCCAGCCAACTGTGTTGAACGTGAAGGTCGGTGTGGCGGTTGTCGTGCCGCTCGATGAGGAGGCGGTGGCGCAGCTCCAGGCATAGGCAGAGATGGAAGACAGCCCGCCGATCACATACGAGGCGGAGCCGTCGAATTGAGTCGAGACACTGGCGCCTATGAGCTTCAGCGCGCGGTTCGAGCCCATGATCGGCGTGGGATCCGGACTCGAATGCTGGTTGGTGTAAGCAACTCCACCGTCCATATATGGCACGCCAGCGCTGATCAGCACATGGCGGGCCCAGAGGCTAAAGTCCGCGATGATGGTCAGGTATTGGTTGTTGGCGAAGCGAATATCCGAGGTCTCCCCGATATAAAAGTGGGTGGTGTCCTTGTCGCGCAGCCGGCAGATCCCGATATCGTGATCTCCGGCCGTCGAGCCCACCAGCACGGTCATATCCGGCAGGACATTGGCCAATGTGCCGAAGCCGTTATCGTAGACCAGTTGCAGGACCCCGTCCCATGTCGAGAACGTCTGGTTGATCTGGGCGGTGTAGACGACGATCTCGGGCAGGATCGCCGCGCGCCATTTCGAGGCCTTGCCAGGCGATCGATAGAAGGCGAGTTCGGGACTGGTGGCTGCGCGTGCGACTCCGTAGGTCATGACTGCTCGATCATCTGCGTGAACTTGATCTCAAAATCGAAGACCGCGCCTTCTTCCACCGCGGTGGGGTCCCCACGATTCGGCTTGACCGGCCAGATCATGAGTGCCAGGTAGTTCTTATAATCCGCGCCGTCGTTGTCCAGCGTGCGGATGTAGACATAGGTGGAGTGGGCGGTCTTGTAGGTGACCAGCGCGTCATACTGCTCTGCGCGCAGCCCATTGATGTGCCAGGAGGTCTGGAGCCAGCCATTCTCCTGCTCGGTCCCATCCCCCAGGATCGTCATGACCGAATGGTAAGCTGGGTCCACTGTGAAGGCACCTTCGTCGATCGCGGATGCAAAAACGCCCTCGCCGAGCGATGAGACCTTGACCATGCCAGCCACACCATCAGCCTGACTGCCGATCATGATTTCAAGAATGGTTTCCCACATTATTGAAATACCTCCATGAGTGCCCCCACAGCATCCTGCCTCATCCGTTCACGATCGGCAGCCGAGACGAGACTGTTAATGCGGCGGTTGTCGTTATAAACTGTGCTCTTGCTCGTTCCGCCTCCTCCGTAGATCACAGCTGACATCAAGCGCTCGGGGGTAATTTGTCCTCCAATTAATCTTTCCAACATTCGAGTTGAATCACCGGGTATCACATATTCCCGCGCCCCAGGTCCTCCTCCCGGCGCGTCGCCTAATAAATGCATCCCATAAGTGGCATAACCGCCCGCGTAATTCCCCGTTCGCGTGCCTGTCGTACCTGGCGAAAGATTGCTAAACGCGCTGATGATCTTGGCGCGTTCGGTTGCCAAAACCTTGTCCAATTCTTGAAGTTCAAGTTGCTTGTGCTTGCGGATCAACTCTCGTTCCCCAAGCAGGCTGGCATCCAGATCGCGGATCTGCTGGAGGAAGTATTGATACCGCCGCTTGCGCTCGTCGACGAATTGCGCATCCAGTTCCCGGATCTTGGCCGCCTTTTGCGCGCGGATCTGCTGCAGTTCGGCCTGGTGTTGCTGGGCCAATTCCGCCAGTTGCTCGCGGGCATGCTGTTGGATTTCAGCCACGCGCACTTGGTAATCTGCCAGGCGCTGGGCACGCTCCTGCTCATAGCTTTGGGCAAGGTCTGCGAGGCGCTGGGCAATATCCTGCCGGCGTTGCTGGACTTCCTTCTGGGAGTTTCGACGCTCATCCGTGACATCCTCACGGAATTTCCGATTCTCCTTGGCTAATCCCAACGCGTCGCGCGCCGCCGTCAGGTCAGCGACCCGCTCAGTATGGTCCTTCGAGAGCTTACGGATACGCTCCTTGGAATCTGCCTCGATCTGCTCGATCTCCTGATTGCCGTCCCGAATAACCTTGGCGCGATTGATGTTGTATTGTTCCTCCGCCTTCTGATTGGCCTGGGCGAAGTTACTAGCCGCGGAAGCCAGCGCAGAGGAGGTTTGCGCATTGATCTTGGCAACGCTCGAGGCATACTTGGTGTTCTCCGCTTGCTCCGCCGCCAGGGCGCCAGAGATGATCTTGCTGCGGTCCGCATAGTGATCCTGGACCAGCTTCAGGTCATCTCCCTTGTAGTCTTCGTAGATCTTGAGGGCCTGGTTCAGCGTTTCGGTGGAAACGCGGGTGACATCTGACTCTGTCGCTCGACCACCTGTCGTGCCCGGCGTCCCCCTGGCTGTCCCTGTCGCTTCGATGACGTTCAGGATTTTCTTGGCGCCCAGCAATCCGGCGGCAAACTTGTCCAGCGCGGTCACGTTTTCCTTGAACTTCGCCACCGTTTGGTCCGACACGATGCCCAGAGCATTCAACCCTTTGAGTGCCAGGAAAGCCGGGGTTTGTGCTAACATCCCGGTCCCGACCGCCACGTCGCCCAGACCAAAATTCCCTTTGCCAGCCAGACCCGTTTTTCCGCCCGTGATCGCCTCGCCAATCTTATTGCCCAGGATCGTGCCCAGCTCGGCGCTGATAAGCACGGTGGTGGCATAGAGAGCCACCGTGGCGCCGATCTTTCCCAGGTCCCCACCTCGTGGACCAGGTGTTTTCGTCTCGATATCCGCGAGCCCTGCCTGCAAACGCGCGGCAGCCAGTTGCTTATCGGCCGCAGCATCCTGCATCTGTGCAGCGAGGACTTGTTTGGAGTCTAATAACAACGTCTGGATGTTGGTGTAAATTTCAACAGCCTTGTTCACGGCCAGGCCAACCGCACTTAAGGCGGTGACCAAGCCTCCAAAATTGAGAGCCGCGCGGACGATGCCAGGATTTTGTTCCAAAAATCTCGCGGCGGTGCCTGCCACTTGCGCCGCCTGCCGCAGACTCGGTAACGCTTCCTTTGCAAACACCGCGCCAATCTTCTCTCCTGAACTTCCCAAAGACCGCTGGGCAGCTTCCCACTCGCGTGTTACGTCGGTTGCTTCTTTGGCGTTTTTGACATACGTAGCAGCCCCGGCAAAAATACCGCCCGTAATTCCCAACCCCAGACCTAGCCCCGCACGCGAGATCCCGCCGAGCTGGTCATTGAGGGCCTTGGTCTGTGAGAGTCTGGCTTTGGCATAGTCGCTCGTGCTGGCAGCCACCTCCGCGCGCAAGACCTTTGCCTGAAGTCGATAAGACCGGGTAATGTCGTTGACCTGGTCGTCGACGTCTTTGAGTTGGCGCTCAATCGAATCAAAGTCAGCCGTGGTCGTGGCCTTCTTCATCTGCTTTTCAAGCTCGTCGTACGCCTTGTTCGTCGCGGTGATCACCTTTTGGACGTTCTGCATATCTAACGAAATGCCTTTGGTCCCCTTCTCCACGTCGCCGGCAGCGGCTTTATCTAAAAGATAACGAATGATGATATCGAGCTGATTAGCCATAGGACACCTTGCGGATTTGGGGGTTGACATAGCATCTGAGTAGTGCTAAACTGTAGCTATGATTACAACAAACCTTCGCTTCCCGGATGAAGAATTGCACAAAGCAATTAAGAAGAGTGCCGAAAACAACCGTCGCTCTCTGAACAATGAAATCCTGTTCGCAATTAGTGCGTATTTGGAACTTGTGCCGCTTGCGAAGTATGAAGTGAAGCCAGCCAAGGAGGTGAAGCCGAAGAAATCCCCCAAGTAAGTTTGTTAAACCAAGCGGCCCGATAGCGCGCTGACACGCACTACCAGGCCTGACTCCCGCCGTGAGCGTACCACAGCAAGAGCTATGGAAATTATAGCACGGCGGTTCATTCAAGAAAGGATAACTGCCGTGTTTCGTTCCATTAACTCCAAACCGCAAACCATTATTCAATTCAATGACTGGAGAGCCTACACTCTCCACGTTGGTCTCAACTTCATTTTTCTTGTCTCCAAACTCCCCATCCCTGAGCCAGCTCAAGTCTTGGTCGCCGATTTTGGCACGCGCGTCTTGTTGACAGCCAGTAAAACCGCCCGGATGTTTACGGGATAGAACAAAGCTTGCCGCGCGCTGAGCCAGGTTTCCTTTTTGACTTCTCACACCTGGCTCGACGCGCGGCGTTTCGGTGGAAACGGCATGAGCGAAGAAGTTAAAAAACCTTGTAAGAAGTGTGGCATCCCGAAGCCGCTTTCCGATTTCCCCCCAAGTAAACATTGTAGAGATGGACGGGAAAATACTTGCAAGAAATGTAGGTCTGAGATCGCCGCGGAATGGAACAGAAACCATTCGAAAAGGCGATCCCTGATCCGCAAAAGGTATAAAGATTCTGAAAATGGTCGCGAGGTTATCAGTACCTGGAACCAAACCCATCGCGAGAGACTTCGTGAAAAAGCAAAAGTATGGAGCCGATCCAATGCGCTCAAGGTTCTTCGATCTCATCAAAAAGCTCGTTCCGAATTTCCGGAGAGGGTAAAAGCGCGCGGTGCTGTCAATACTGCTGTTCGGCTCGGAAAACTGCCGCACGTAAAATCTCTTCATTGCATTCGTTGTGGAGATCCGGCTCGGGAATATCACCATCACAAGGGTTATGCCCCAGAACACTGGCTGGATGTTGTGCCAGCCTGTCATCGATGTCACCACATTCTTGAGCCCGCCGAGCAAGAGCGTTATGATGGAAATGGCAAGGCAAACGAGGAGATCGAAGGACGTGTGATCGAAGAGATCAAGAAGCCTTGCAGTGAGTGTAGGGTGCCAAAACCGCTGAGTGCCTTCCCTAAACGAGGAGCGCGGTGCAAACAGTGTAAGAACACAAGAAATCGTGCCTGGGGGAAGCGATACCGCCGGGCTTTTCCTGAAAAAGAAAAAGCCCATAAAGCTGTACAGCGCGCTGTGGCCGACAAGATATTGCCACCCGTAAAGTCTCTTAAATGTATCTACTGCCCTGATCAAGCCCGGGAATATCATCATCACAATGGGTATAGTCAATTGGCTTGGCTGGATGTAGTGCCGGTCTGTCGCAATTGTCATGTGGTCATAAGTCGCGGTCATTAGCGCTTCTGCCTTTTTGCGTTTTTCTCTGCTTCCTTTTTGGCTTCCTGGGCTTCCATTTTTCCGTAAAACGAATCTAAAAAGAAAAAGACATCGAGCATCGCTTTTGGCAGCGACCCTTTCCACCCCACGGCCAGCGTGTAGGACTCGATTCTCCGCCCGCACATTCTCCAAAGAAGCCAATCCTGCCAATATTTTTCGATCTGCTGCCGAGGAACTTCTAAAAATTCCGGCAGATTATCTGATTGGGCCTTGACGAGCGGAGATAGCTTTTTGACTAACCAGCCGGCTTCCGCGCGCCTTTTTTTTTCTGTTCCTTCTCTTTTTCCTTTAGCGCCTGCTCCGCCTCTCCTTCCAGTGGAAGGAACCAATCGGAATTTGTACGGCGCGCCCCGTTGTACCATTTCAGACGCTCGACCGTTGGCCAGCGCCAAACCTCGTCCGCTGGTGGAACATTGCCTTCGATCACACATGCGGCCATCCGAGGGTAAACATAGGTACGGAAAGCTTGAAAATCCTTATCTTCACTTGGATTTTTTACAGCCTGATCCTCTAACTCGACCCAGCGCAGGATAAACGAGGGCAGGCCGCGCGCTTCGGCCAGGGTCAGGCTGCTGCCATCTCGAAATTCCACAACTTCGGTGATCGCCTCTTTCTCGAATGGTATATCGATCCAATCCGCATTCAACAGCCACACATCCAGCCACCAGGCATCAAGCTCAGCGCGTGGCAGAGCATAAGCTGCCATCACATCCGGCATGTCCCCTTGTGCGGTTGCGGCGAGGATTGGGAAAATATTCTTGCGAAAATGCCCAAGCGCGCTTGTGTCGCCGTTTAGTGATGTAGTCGCTTCCTCTCTCAGGCGGTGGAGTTTATTCGAGGCAGGCGCATCATTTTCGGCAACAGTAAAAGATTGACCAGTGGAGAGTTGGACGGTTTTCGTCTCAAGTGCGATCATGATTACGGCTGGAATTCATAGACCGCGACCAGCAAACCCGAGACGGTGTAATCGAACACAATATCGACTTCGCTTTTCGTTAATCCGGTGTTGTAGTGCACGCCCGAATCGAAGTGGAAGACCGACATCTTAGTCTCCGGGTCCACGGCCGGGAAATCGGTGGGCAGCAGGAAAGTATCTTCGATCCCATCGGCCAGCCAGGCCACGATCTTTGGGCAATTTTCAAAAATTCCCTCCTCGTATGTCGCGTCCGTGAAGCCGTGTTCCGCAAGGCTGAATCGCTTGCCCCAGATCTGCTTCTTGGAAATGTCTGGCGTGATTTGGAAAGTCTCTTCCAGGGCGTTCTCATTGCGTGGCGCATCGCGTGGGATCGCGCGCGCCTTCGGAATGAAATAGGCGGCAAAGCGATCGTCACCGTTGTCGTTACTCCCATTTTGCACGACCAGGAGAGCCACCTTCGGTTCAGAGCCCTGGCGGTTGGTGAGGCGACCGTTGAATCGCCCTTCCCCGACAGTGTAGGTGTTGGAGCCCTGCAGGGCAGCTTTGAGTTTCGGTTGGGTAAAGCCAATCGTAAATTCAGCGGATGAGGCTTCGCGCGGTGCACGGTAGATGGTGCCGCGTAATCGCCCATTGCCGATATTGACCACGGTCGACCCCTGGGCGGGCGTCAGGTTAAAATTACGCGTGCCGTCAATCTCTAAGCCTTCGTAGGGACTGGTGTCAGGCGCCTGGAGGGAGCCGTCCGCGTTCAAAGGGAACACGAAAGAGACAAACGTGTCTGTTCCCCAAAATTTCTCGGTATCTGGAATCGTTGTCATAAAATCACCTCTTTCAGGTTGATCGTCAGAATAGAAATGGTGTTATTCGAATTTCACGCGGCAGCGCGTGACGATTCGCAATGCCTGGAACATGTAGTTGGGCGGCAGTCCCTGCTGACGCTGCGTTTCGAAGATCCACCAGTACCCGGCTGGATCACTGGCTTCCACTGAGCGCACACGGTCTACGCCAGGCACTTGCGCCAGCGAATCGCCGTTGATCGTGACTTGGCCCAAAAAGCGATACTTCCTAACAGTGTGGATCACAGCCCAACGAAATGGTTTAAAGGTAGACCACTGCTCTTCGCGCTCGACATACTTCACATACAGCCTTGCAAACGATTCCCATTCAAAGTCTACGAATTTACCCGTGTTGTACTCGGTGGGCAGGCTGGGAAACGCGCCTGGTCGCATGACAATAAAGTAATCTGCGCCACGTTCCAGGTTGGAGTCGTTGTCAGAGACTTGCCAGTCCTCAGCAAAAAACTCCTGCTTGAGCTCCGCGCGCAATCGGTCTGCAATCCCAGTCTCGATCAGATCATAAGGATCGGATGGAATAGTCATTGATTGACCTCAATATGCAGATTTTTCAGCAGAGCCTCAGGCAACCTAGCCAATACCGCATCGACAACTGGCTTCACAAGGCGCCAGCGTCCCCGTGCTATATGGGATTGACCTGTGCTTGTCACGTGCACAGCTCCGGGGTAGGTCCCTGAGACAGCCCCGGCCAAGAAGAGCGCCTGGTGACCGATGTTCTCGGACTGGTAACCACTTTCAATAGGATGGTTCTGCCAGGCATCGACATAGGCATTCTTGCGTCGGTAGGGCAACTCTCCGCGTTTCTTCAGCTTGATGATCACGGCGATCTTCTGTTTAAGAGAGTCCCAATCGACCGGATAGGTAATCGGCAGCCCCGGCCGCTTCATGATGCGTGTGACTTCGTCTGATGCAGATCGCAGGGTCTTGTTGGCGGCGCGGTTCAGCTTCCCAGGAATGACCTGGAGCTTCTTGATCGCGTCCTGGGTGGTGCTAGTGATATTGATCATCCAATTAACCTGAAGGAGGCTTGCCGCTTGGTGGACGGGCTGGGCTGCTGCCTCACGGCGTCCTGGACCAGGCCATCGGCATTCTGTTGGACCCACTTGGTCATGTCTGAAAGGATCTTGCCGAGCGGGCTTACTTCACGCTCGATCCCGTTGGCCAGATGGGCGAGGTCCGCCACCAGGCCGCACACGTACTGAGACACGGCCTTATAGGCAATCGGGGACTTGGCCGAATCCAGGGGCACGACGAACCATTCCGACCCAAGGGCGATATCCATCTGTGCGCTGATGTTCTCCAGCCAGGTGGTCACAGTCGACAACGTCGGATTGGTGCCCTTGATGTTGTAGTCCTCGTTGGAATCGAGCCAGACTCCATTCCTGGTGTGGACGCGCGCGAGCTGCGCGACCTGGTCCGGCGTGCCGTAGGCCATTTAGCCCTCGCCGCTCTTCTTGCGCTGGGTCCTGGGTTTTGGCTTGGCGGCGGGCTCGGGTTCTGCCTTTGCCGTTTCCGTGGAAACGGGCGGCTCCTCTTGGGGGAGGAGCTTCATATCCTCAGGCACTTCGGCACCCAACTCATTCCGCAGGCCGATCGGCTGATCCAGCACTTCATTGACCAACCCAACTGGCGCATTGTCTGTGACGCGCGCCAGTTTGTCCTTGAAGGGAGTGGCTTCCGCCTCGGTCAATTCAAGGACGGTCCCGGCGGGGAAGCGCCCGCCGGGTCCAAATGTTTTTCCAGATCTGACACGATACTTGGGCATGACTACGCTCCTGTGGCGTGAGCGACCCCGGCGTTGCCATTGGCATCGTACTTGATGCGGGGCACCATGGCGCCGAGCACGCGGAACTCGTTCACCATTCCGCCGTATTCCACCCAGCTGACGGGTGTGATGTCCTGACCGACGGCCAGGTCGACTGCATCGCGCGTCATCTGAGCCACGACCACTTCGCCATCGTCCAGGCGATCGGAGGGGATGACGGACCGCAATTGCGGGATGGTGCGCTGAATGACCGACAACTGGGTATCGGTCTTGTTGGCGCCCGTGAGCTCGAGCAGCTGCGAGTATTGGGTGTTGGCCACGTACCCGCGGAACGGGCCGCGGAAGCCCTTGGCGCGCAGCGCTTCGATCATGCCGACGAAGGTCTTGTGACCGTTCGTATCGGTGGCGAAATCCCCGCCGCCATATTGGGTGGCGGTGCCGGTATCGCGCTGGGGCAGATTGGTGTACCCGTAGATGGCCGCATCGCCCGATTTAACCGTCGAGCCGTTGAAGAGAATATCCTCCAACGCTTCGCGCACGGTCAAGGTAGCCTGACGCATACCGGTCGTATCCAGGCGCTCATGGCCATTGCGGCCAGAGGCGGACAGCGATCGCAGGTCCAGCGTGAAGGGCTTGGAGATGATCGGCACAGGGATGCTGACGGGTTCGAAAGACGGACGATCGTTCTCACCCTTGCGAGGCGTGAGGCTCATCGACACGTCGGCGGGCGACATATCCCCGAGCTGCTCGTAGGTGGTCAGGCTGACGCCGATGCCATCCAGGGGATGGACCAGGCCGTCCGCGCGCAGATCGTCGATCCCCACCAGCGGCTGCTTGTGGATTTCCTCGAGCTCGGCGTCGATCTGCTCCCAGTCATACTTGCGGAGCAGCGCGTTGATGAACACCTGGCGCTCTTTGAGCACAGGTTCCATGAGGGCTCGGCCATTGAGGAACACCTGTTTGCCGTTGGCGATGACAGGCTTCCAGCCGGCGATATACGACACAACCGGTGCGCCCTGGGCATTGCGATACGGCCGCATGGCATAGGGGTCAAGGACCTCGTTTTGGAACATGTAGCCGCGTTCGAAGATTTGTTGGTTGGGTAACATTAGAGCACCTCCACTCGGATGCGCGCATACTCATAGCTGGCGCTGTTGTCTACATCCTCCAGCGCGCGGAGGAACGTGCTGGCGCCGGCCTGCACGCCGCCCGCCCCATCACTCTCCAGGAGGTCGCCTGCAGAGATGTCTTCCCCGGCCGCGAGCAGGCAGAAGAATTGCTCGCCACTTTGGGCATAGTGAAAATCCACTTCTTCACCGTCTACATCGTAGGCGGTCTCGATGCCGGCGCCCGAGCGATAGGGCGCTTCCACGGCGACGATCTTGGGGGATGGCACAGCCGAGGCGTTGGAGTGTGGCTGGACTGCACCGCTCGAGAATTCCAGCCACATGCCTGGCGTGACATCCTTGCTGGCCTTTAAGGGCGCCTTGTCCTCTTTGATGGACCAGACGCGCAGGGAAATAGTGTGAGAAGCAGTGGTCATGATTACTGCCCTCCTTCAATGGGCGCAAGCAGGATGGGACGCAGGCCAAGCGGCGCTTCAGCAGTGTTCGTGAACATCTGCGCGCCACCCAGACCGGCGAACGACACATTCATCTGCGCGTTGACTTTGACAAGGACGCTCTTGGGCATGGCCTTGAGTTCCTCATCACTGTAAGGATTGGCAGAGTTGGTCTTGATCGTGGCGATCAACTGCTCGACCTCTGCGGTCTCCTGGGCCTGGAAGCTCTGCGCCATCCGTACTGCCGTGGGCATCTGTTCCAGGTTCTGGACAGTCTCTGGCGTGACCTTGGCTGCCAGAGCTTTGAGCGCGGCAATGTCTTCCGCGCTCAGGCCAGCCTCCGAGGCGGGAGCCTGCGTCTCTTCGACGACCTCAAACTCGCCGCTCTCGTCGGCGTTCAGGGTGATCCCCTTGGCCTTGAGAATTGCATTTACCTCTTCAAGTTTCATATGGACTCCTTTTTTCGAAGCGGCGAGTGGTGGCCGCGTTCTCACGTTTGTTTTGGGCTTGGGCCGGTCCGCAGGACTGCTACGCTTGTACTCATCTGCCTTGGCCTTCAGCTTCTTGTGCAGTTCCTCGTGCCCTTCAGACTTGGCCAGACCAGCTGCTTTATCCAGGGCATCTGCCGCGCCCTGGCAGTCTGCGATCGCCTTGCTGGCTGCGCGGATCGCGGCCTGCAGCTTGTCACTCATGCTGCCTGTGGCGCCGGCCGGATCGGACTGAGGCTTGCCATCTGTGCTTCCTTGATTCAGCAGCACATTGAGATACCCCTGGTCCTGCTTCTGCTGCCATTCGCGATACATCATCTCGGGATCGATCGGCTGCAGGTCCTGGCCCACGCACTTGACCGGGATCTGATCGATGTTGAATTCCCCGGCCATCGCCACACGATGATTGCCGTCCAGGATGCTGATCTGTCCATCCTCTTTGCGCATGATCACGACCGGCTTGTCGATGCCGGCGTCCGCCATGTGGGCCCGCAGGCCGGCCAGCTGATCAGGCGTGCGGCTGCCCTTGTTGAAAGCAAAGCCTTCGAGCATGGCGCGCGGCAGGTGATCGGGCTGGTAGTCGGGGATCTGTTGATTGGCTTTCAGCATGTCCTCGGTGAGATACCCATCGGCTCTCACGGCTACGTATTGCTGCTCGACTGGCTGCCACTGATCACGCGGGGCGAAGATCGGATCGCCTTCCGTGTCGCGGCCGTAATTGACCTGGTAGAGCTGCGAGCTGTCTTCGACGATCACGTACCCGTCGAAGATCTCGCGGATCCACAAATAAGAGGGGGAGGGAAGGGCCTGATCCACGGGTCGCACGAATTCCTTTTCGAATGCCGCGCGGATCTCATTCAGTTGCTGGTCCAGCGATTCTTCGTTCTTAAAGGGGCAATCGCAGTCGCACTCATTGAGCTTGATATTGCGATTGACCCCACAGCCATCCCGCACACTGCAGGCGCCGATGGCCTTGGGCAGGATGGCGATGTGATCGGGCAGAAGATTTCGGTGGATGGTCTGGTACTGCTTGCCTTCGAAGAGACCCGGGGTTTCCTCATCATCCGCATAATAGCCCGTGGAGGTTTCCAGGACCTTGTTGGCGCGGATCGCCTCGACGATGACTTTCCCCTCTTTATATTTCTCTGCTTCCGCAAGATCGATCCAGTATTCGCCGCTCATGCGCCGGCCATTGTTCTCCGAGCGCGCGTGATAGAAACGGCCGATGATGGCCACGTCTGGATCAGGCACGTTGACCGAACCGTCATTCAAGTGCGGATGATCGATGCTGATGGCCGTGCCGTTCCAGCCTTTGACAGATCGCGCGATCTCCTCCGCCGGCATCAGGTAGGTGTTCATGACCTGCTCCTTCAAGGGGATGCCGGACACGATCAGGTAATCCTTTTCGCCTTGCTTGATCTGTCGGAAGGCATTCGGGAATAAATGCGCGCGAGTGTTATTGGTGGCCTTGTCTTTGTTCTCCCACATGCTGCTACACGCGGCGACAGCCTGATCATTCTGCATGGATTTATCTTTCATCATCATGGGAACGCAGGCTTGCATGAACGTCTCTTGGTCTTTGAATTGCTTGGGGTCGGGCAAGGTCTACTCCGGGAAAACAAAAAAGCGCGCAACTCTCCCGGGGGAGAATTGCGCGCTATAAAAAATTACAGGGACGCAGAAATATGCAGTTGTTGACCGAAATTATAGGGCTAAAGGTGCCCCGGAGTCAATGTTCAGAAGGTTACAGATTAATATCGTAGGTTTCCATCCCCTTGACAATTATTTCCGTATACGGTAATATATAGTCAATCAAGGAAATGATGGAATGAACCTCAAAATCAAACAAACCACTGGACTGACACTTAACGGGGACAAACTCAGCGGCAACACCTACCCCATCAAAGAGTACATCAAGGCTTATCTTGACGGCAAATGGGACGGCGATAGCAAGTGTTGGATTGTCAATGTTGAGAAGGTCAACAAACTGCTTGCAAGCGGTGGATACATGAGTGTCAATGACAGCCCCGCTCCTGCCAAATCAAGCAGCGCCAACGGCTCCGCCCGCTGGAACGGCTGGTGCAATAAATGTCACTCGTACTGCTGGGGTGACTGCGAAGCCAACCAATAACAATGCAAAAGGAGATAAAACATGAAACAACCAAATCAACTTCCCGAATATCGGCTTCCGGACTTGTCCCAAATACAGCGTCAATATATCGTGCGTGATGACCGCGGACGCTATGGTATCGCACACACTACCGGCGGGGATGCTCCGCTCTGGGTGCGCCCGATTGGGACGCCCGCGCAAATCGGTGCTCCTGCTAATATGGGACTGCCACGCAACGCCATCTTGATGACTGCCACAAGCTGGCATCTCCAAAAGGACGGTACATACACCGGCTGGTGGAGTGATGATAATGTGCCAACTTACCCCGCCACAGTGCCGCCGGAGATGATTCGCCGCCTTGAGATCGTGGATGATCTTGGCTGGCTTATGCCGGACAAGTGGATTGATGTTGCGCTGGCTGGTAGTAACCAGATGGGTCACTGGGACTATGGCGCAACACTTGGCAAAGTTGGCGGAGAGACACCCGTCAAAGGGCAGAAAAGCAACGAAATAACTATCGCGCAAGCCGAGGATTACGCCCACGAGGTTGGTGAGACAGTAACACAGAGAGCACTTCGTCATGCCGCCAAGAAAGGATATATCCCAGGATCTCGAAAAGTCGGTCGCGATTGGCTGATTACCTATGACGGCATAAACCATTATCTGGACAATCGTCCCAAGCGCGGCCCAAAGGCTGAAAAATGAACAAGCCACCGTTTCCACGGAAACGGCCCGTCAACGTAACCCAGTGGGCCGGAAAGGCCGGCTTCAACGGCGAGCGCGAAGCAGCTCGCTTGTGTACCACCATCCGGACCCCGCCCGCATAACGGACTTCGGGTTGGCAGTCACATAGATCCGCCAGAAGAAGATGACACCGCTCCTGGACGGGATACACATGGACTTCTCTCGGTGAGATCTGCTTCACGTACCACCACATGGATCACTCCGGGATGTATTTGGATAGGCTCATCTTTTGCACGACATCCACCCGCACGATCTCCAGCCGCCATTCAGCGGCATGCAGATCATCCTTGACGATCTCAATCATGTATCGACCAGGGGGCAGCTTATCCACTTCGCGGGCCAGCCGGACCACCCGCTGCGACAAGCCATAGATCGCCTTGCGCGTGGGTGGGGGAAGAGAAGAAGTTGGTTGTGTATTCATAGGGTTATCGTCGCGGGGTTGAGTTGGGTCACCAGTGTGCCCTGCTTGCCTCGGAAATGGAGTTCGCACTTGCAGTGATGCCGGCACACCGCGGCGCCAAGCCAGATCACTTTCTCGATCGGGACCCAGCCCAGGGCAGCCAGCTCTACACAGCCCGGGCGGTCCACACTGTTGTGACAATGATCGGCAACCGTGAGCACGCGCATGCCCTCGGTGTATCCCAGGTTCTGGGCCATCTTGAGCCGCCAGTTTTCATACAGACTGTTGTTGGCGGCGCCCAGGGAACCGATATAGGCGGTCAAGCGGCCGTCCATCGGGAAGGCGCCCCGGGTGATATCTTCGGCCGCGCGGTTGAGGAGGAGCAGCAAAGCGAGTGCCAGGGCCAGCCAGCGCTTCTTCTCTTCTTCTGTCATCCGTTCCTGTCCGCCGCGCGAGACGTAGGCCGTTGCGCGGTACGAGAGTTTCAGCAGCCTGGCTGATTCGTCGTACCACTGCTGCGCATGGATCTGATTAGAAAGCATCTGGTTGGTTAAGTTCCGCAGCTCCATCTGCACGCCGAGCGCGAAGCGGTTCACATCCAGCTTGATCGATGAATCGGGGACCCTCTTCCGCTGGTCGCCCGCGCGCTGGAAGTAGGTCATGTCCCTGTGGTCAAAGCCGTATTGTTTGGTCATACTTACCCTGTGGGTCGTTCGCCTCGAAGAGGATCAGCTCCTTGCGCGCGGCGTGGGTCTGCCACAGCTCATTGACCTGCCGCAGTTCCTCGGCGGAAAAGTCAGAGAGATAGCGCTCAAGCTCATCAGCCGTCATGGGTCGGATGGGCTCCACGCGGACGACTGGTTTCGAGGGCAGGATCTTGTGGGAGGACGGCAGGACCATCAGGCTTTCTCGGTCCAGTGCCATGTGCCTTCAGGAGCCTCTGCGTTATAGATACAATCTGTGCGCATGAAAAATCCACCGTCCTCAGGCAAGCCAAAAACAAAGATATCGCAATTGCCATCCTCTTTATCTTTTACGTTCACAACTATTGCCGGCCGGTGTGCCATGGTTTGAGGGCAAACATAGTGCACGATTCGACCTTCGATCAATCCTTCCATAGTTACTTCCTTTCTTTACCAATACCAAAGAAGCTCACCATTCGCTTCAGGACACTGCGTTGGCCATTCGAATCATTTGCCTGAACGGCCTCCACCATCTCATTCAACATGACGCGCAGATCCTCACGGTTCTGGGTGAGCATGGTCTCGACATCCTGCTTCGTGACTGCCTGCGGGTCCTTCGGTTTCGGCGTGAACAGATCCTTCAATAGTTGATCAGTCGCGTCTGGTTGTTGATCAACTGCTGGCTGCACATCGCGCGGAGCCAGATGGATCAGTCGCCGCCACTCATTCACATCGATGGCTGTCTCCGGCGCTCCGCCCGTCACTGCACTGGCGCCGCGCGCCACTGATTCGGCATACTGCGCTTCCTCGATCTGGGTCATGGTGTAGACCGGCGTCCATTCCATGGCGTAATCACCCGACGCGGGCGGGGTGATCACCTTATGGGCGATGCACCAATCCACAAAGGGCTTGAGGAGCTCCGGCTCAGCGAAGTTGGTCCGCCGTGATTGGATCTTGCCATTCCAGGTGCGCATGTCCTGGCTGGATGCCAGCTCACCGACCTCACTGCCAAAGAAGCGGCGCTTCGGCACGCCGATCGAGGCGGTCAGGTCATCCTGGAGCACATCGTAGATATCCCGGATCCGCACTTCCTTGACGCCCATGTCATGCACATCTACATCGGTCAACGCGGCATAGCGCTGGATCTTATGGATATAGTTCTGGATCTGCTCGTCGAGGCGTTTGCCTTCGGGCGAGTCTTTGGCCGGGAGCTCTGCCCCCTCGCGCGCCAGCAGCAGCAGCCCGCCATAGACGGCCAGCCAGGCCGCTTCCGCTCCGCCGCCCGTGACTTTCTCAGCATCGAAGAGACGGTTGAGGATGGTCTGCAGGCGCGGCCGGCCATAGATCCGGGAGCCCAGGCGATTCTCTGACGCATGGATCACGCGCGAGTGATGGACCGTGTTGCCGCCCTTCATCTCGAGCCCCGCATCCTGGGAATTGAAGGCGATGGTGTACGCGGCCGGCATGCCGAACTTCTCGATCTTCGTATCCTGGATCAGCTCACTGATGGTGGCCTGTTGTTCATCGTATGCGGCCAGATAGAAAAGGCCGTTGTCATCCACCGGCTGGGAGAAGTCCTCACCCGGCGCACCCATGAACACAACGGAGTAACGACCGAAACCCAGCATCACATCTGCTTGTCGCAGGATCTGCCAGACGCTCAGGCGCTTGGCGAGTGCATCCCATTCCTTAACAAATGGGGTGGCTTTGTCATCCAGCTTGTCCGAGCGCGACTCGCCGTCGATCAGGACCGGTGGAACATTCCACGTATCGTCGGCGAAGATCTCCACCGCGCGGGTGGCCAGGCCCTGGCGATCATACAGGTTGCGGTAATCCTCGTATTGTGGATAGCGGGGATACCCAAAGCTCTCGTACAAATCCCGCTTGCCATCGAACTGGGTGCCCAGGCGATTGGCCAGCATTGAGCGGCTGAGGGCTGCGGCGTTCTGGAAGATCTGCAGCGCGCGCTGTTCCTGCTTGTTCATCTTGGGGATGCGCTTACGCACCGGGGGTTTGGTTTTTTCTGCCATGCTTTCTCCTTTCGATTCACCAGGCGCCGACGCGACGCTTGGGCTTGTCTACATACACGGTGAAGTATCGGGTGGTATCCATGCCGTGATCGTTGACTTTGATCGGCACTTCCTTGATCGGCCGGCCATCCTGTGTCTTGGGCCAGATATAGCCTGGGAATTCGCCTTCGGTGCAGATAGGTTTTTTCTGCTCGATCAACCCGGGATCTTCCTCGACGAGCGCACCTCTGAAGAAGAAGAGCCTCTTCTCCTTCAGGCGTTTCTGGACGGCCTGGATTCCTGTCGTGATATCCTTGAAGGCCGGCGTGGTTGGAATCCCATGCCGTCGCAGGGTGGCTGCGTCCTCGGCGTCATGATCACACACAGTCGTTTCGATCTTCTCACCAACGCTGAGCTCCTTGATGTCCTCGGCATGCTCCTCGACCGTTCGGTGAGTCCGGTAGATCTCGCGGTAGCGAAAAGCCTTGTCGTCATTGTCCAACGCCCACCACTGACAGACGAATGGATTGGTGTACCCGAAGTCCACCACCCGGATGCGCCGCCAGGTGCGGGGGATATCAAAGGCATCAATGAGGTGGACCTGCGAGTCGTACTCATCGAAAACTACGCCTTCCGCGCGGACCCACTTACCATCCCGCAGGCGAGCCCGCAGCACGCCAGTTAGCCCATCCAGCCGCGCAAAGTAGGCCGGTGTATTGGTCGGGTTGTCATGGGCATTGGAGTAATAGACCGAGGCCTGGCCGCCCAGGATCAAGTCCGTATAAATGTAATGGCCTGGATCATCCGGGTTGGTCGTCAGGATCAGCTGGGTCCAGGGAGCTGCGTGTCCTCGCACGCGCGCCCCGGCCTCGTCGAAGTCATCGTGTGAGAAAGCATTGGCCTCTTCCATCCATATGATGTCCGGATCGCCGAGCTTGCCGCGCATGGACCGCAGCGCCTCGCGCTGATGGATATCTTTCATGCCTCCCCAGTAGAAGACGGAACCATTATCGTAATCAATACGGCTCATGCTGGTCTTCACGTGCACGCGTGGGTCATCGCCAATGGCATGCTGCATCAGAGGCACAATAGACTTCGAGGAATATTCGGCTGCTTTGCGCAAGCCGACACCGGTGGCACCCGGGTAGGCCAGGAGGTAGCCGTGGACCTTCTCGGAAGCCACGATACTCTTGCCTCCACCCGCAGATCCTGTTAACAGCAGAGTAGGTGACTTGTCTCGCCAGGGAGCGATCTGCCAGGCAAAAGGCTGAAAGACAGCGGTGGGAGTTTCAATCACCTGGGGCGGTGTCTCGATCATCCTTTTCTTCCTTGGTCTTCCAGTCGTCTGGGCTCACGGAGATATAGGCCTTGACCTTCGGGACAAGTGGCTTGCCCTTATCGTCCCGATCGATGAACAGGCTGTAATGCTTGCCGATCAGCTCGAGCGCCTTCTGCGGGTCGTGGAGTTCGACCTCGACCCATTCACCTTCCCATGTCTCAGCATCTTTTCCTCTTCCACGCACCTGCCGCTCGCGTTTGCTCTTGATCTTCTTAATTAAATGAAGATGTTTCAAGGCTTCGGGGTCGGCGAAGTTGAAATAGATAAATCCGTCTTGATCCACCCGCACAAAAGGGTAGAGGGTGGCACGGGCCTGCTCAGCCAGGCGAGCCAGCACTTCATCCCGCGACATGACTTTTTCCTTGAGTAGCTCCTCAATCCGGGCCCGAATCTTAACTTTTCCTAACAGTCGACTTGCAATGACCGAAGCGGATTTTCGATTCTTGGAATAACCAGAATTGATCGCAGCGAGTGTCCCGTTCCAACAAACAACATACTCCTTGCAAAAGAAGTCCTCTTTACCCGTCAGGGGCTTTTCTTCTGGCGGCTTTTTAGACACTGTCATATCTCCTGGCCCGCAGGATGTGCCAGGTGCCATCCTGGGACTGTCCCACGATCACAGGCAGATCTGGTATGGCTGGGATATGCAGGTCGTTGACGACCGCAAAAACCTGACCCGTGATCCGCCTGGCGAAGTACACACCCGGGCGGGCGGTTGCCACCTGT